ACGGTTACGGTATAGAAGAAAGATTAGCTAACGGTGATTCTGTAGTTGAGATTATACGAGATATACTTGACCTAACTCCTAATATGTCTAACTCTACAGTAGCTTTATTAAGAGAAGCTGTTGAAGCTAGGCGTGAAGAGATCGCGAAAGCAAAAGCCGCGCTAGATAATCTAGAAGGGTTAAAGGCTTTAGAAGCTCAAGGAATGGGAGAATATACTCCTGAAGACGAGGCTGAAGAACTAGAGCTTATTGAGGAACTTTCAACAGCTGAGCAGGAAGAAGATCTTTTTAGTAAGTTTGATGCGGTATCCGAATCATTAATTAATAATGAGAAGGAAATATCCGATGAAGAAATCGCTAGAGAGATCGCTGAAGAGTTCTTTGCTGATTATAACTACATAAAGAATAGAGTTGATAATCCAGAGTTTCAAAACTCTTCGGTTATAACTAAAGCTATTTCTACTTTAGAAGCGCTTAAAAAGATTTTCCAAGATAGAACCGATGCGACATCTAAATCAGATGCTTTCAAAGGCTTTATAGAAAAGATAGATAAGGCTCTAGCTGAGTTAGCTAAATTCAAAGAGATAGTAGATAAGCGTAAGGCTGATAAAGAAGCTAAACAAGCTTTGATAGAAGCATCTGAAAAGATTAGTAAGATGTATCAGATAGGATTAGATGTAGACGGTAATGTAATAGATCCTATTAAATATAACGATATAGTAAATACTATAGGCGACGCTGATTGGATTAAAGTTACAGAATACGCTAAAGCCAATGGTTGGTCTTATTATCTAGCTGATATAGTACTAGATCTTTATAATAGTAATCTATCAGGTGAAAAGAAAGCTTCATTAGTAGAAGAGTTAGAGAAAGCTTTAATTAAAAGCTCTAACGACTATGTTACTAATTTAGTAAATACTAAGCAAGTTTCATCTACTATTCTAAAAGCCCTTTTAGATTTAGCTTTAAATCCTATTAAAGCATTCGAGCAAGTACTGTTCGGTAACTTACTTATAGGAAAAGAAGCTTTAACCGATAAAGAGAATATATTCTATAAGTACTTAAAGAATAAAGATATAAATGAGCTGTTAAGTTCAATCGAATCTGATGCTACATTAACGGAGGGTAATAAAGTTAAGTTGATTGAAACTGTAAAGGGTTTTATAAACCTACAGAATCAAAAAGCTTTTATAGATAGATTAAGATCTAACTACGAATTTGGTACTGAAGTATCTTCGGAATTAGCTTCTTTAAAGGAGTTATCTGAACGAGGTACTCCTACACCTACATTCGGTCAATTAAAATCGATTAGAGAGATCGTACAAGCCTTTAAAACTAAAGTTGATACAAAGGTACTATTTAACGGATTCATGTACTTACGAGGTCCCGCAGGATCTGGTAAGACTAATGTTGTCGTACGATTTGTTCAAAACATACTAGGACTTGAAGGTGAAGTATTTACAGCTGGTCATAATACTAAATCAACTGCTGAACTTACTAAGAGTTTAGGTTCGACTAAATCAGGTACAATAGATGAATTAACTTCTAAATTGATAGCTGGTGATAAAAGCTTGCTAGGCGTTAAGTTAGCTATAGTAGATGAAGTAGGTGCTTTAACAGGTGTTCAATTAGATGAACTTGCTAAAGCTGTAGTACTATTTAATAATACAAATAAAACAGAACTTAAGGTTTTGTTAATGGGAGATCCTAATCAAATAACTAGGTATCAATTTCCTCCTATAGAAGCGTTAGATCCTATAAAGGCTAACGGTATTGTTAATATAACACCTCTATCTGTAAAGTATAGAAGTGATGTATCATCAATCGTAGAGTTTCAAGATGTATTTGAAGAGTCGAATACTGACTTTACTAAGGAAGAAGTAATAGCTAAATCTACTATAGATAAATTAGAAGAATCAGCTAACGCTAAAGGCGTATTTGGTACTAACAATTTCGATAGGGACTTACTAATACATTTAAAGAATCAAAATCTAGCTGATGGTAAATCTAGAGCCATTATAACTAATGAGGATAGGGTAGATTACTATAATAAACTCTTAGCTGATAATAACATAACAGGTGTAGAAGTACTATCTTATATAGACGCTCAAGGAAGAACTATAGATGAAGTATATGTAAACATACTACGTACAAAAGAATTAAGTGATGTAGGGCTTTTAAACAAAGCATTGTACACAGCTTTCTCACGCGCTAAAGATTTTATACTTAGCGGTAGTAACCTTAATTTAAAGAATACTAAAGACGCTAGTATAGGTACTATAGCAGCTGCTAATAAACAAGCCAATACTGAACGTAAGACTAAGTTTGAAGAGGCTCGTAAAAAAGAACTAAAAGCCGCTACTGAATTAATTGATATTGAAAAAGAAGATATTAAACCTGTTAAACCTAAACCAGGTAAGACGAAGCAACCTGTTGCTAAAGAGGATGATATAGAAGATAACGATCCTGAAGAGGATATAGAGCCTCAAGATCCGCAAGAAGAGGTAACTGAAGAAGTAATACCAGCTGGACCAGCTCCTGATATAAAAGAACCTCAACAAGGAATAAGATTCAAATTCCCTACAGCAAGTGTTATCAATTCCATTATAGATAAAGTAATGGAGATAGGTAAGGTTCTATTTAAAGGTCTTGAGAAAGGTGATAAATTACTTGTAGTACCTGTTTATGATAGCTCGACTGAAAAGATATTCGCTAAAGTAGTTACTGAAGTAGCTAAGAATGAGTTTAGAGAAGTCGCTGTGTTGAATGAAGCTGAAGTAGAAGCTATGGGTCTTACAGATTTACTGCAAGATGAAGCTACTAAGATAACAGAATTTACATCTAATGCTGTTGGTGTACTAACACCTATTGATGGAATATATCCTATAGCCCAATTACAAACTACTAGCGTAAAAGCTTTAAAATATCAATACAATCCTAAACTATCTCAGAATAGAGGTGATAGGACATTCGTACAACATATAGTAGATAAATTTATTAAAGGTTACTTTGTAGACGCAGGTGTTCAACCAGCTGATATAAATTCTCTTTATAAATCTAAGATAAGGATATTTAGAGAGAAGGAAGTAGAAGCTATTAAAGAAGCTGAAAATCGTACTAACTTTAATCTCATACCTGGTGTACCTTATTTAGTTATAAATAATCCAGCACAAGCTAATTCTAAGAAAGGTGATACTACAACTCAGTACATTAAACTATCTCCAGCTAAATTAAATGCAACCAAGCATAATCAATACGTTGGACCTATTCAAGAGTTTATTAAAACCTTAGATAGATTTAAAGAAGTTATAGGCGGTGTTGAAGATTTTAATTTAGGTAATGTTGATTTCAACAAGCTTATAAACGCTAAACCTGAATTCTTATTATCGGAGGAAGGCTCTAAATTCATTTCCTACTTAGCAGATGAATACGGAGTTAACTTAAGTAATTTCAATAGTACTGAAGCTATATTGTTTAAAGATTTAAAAGAATCTATTTACAACGCTGTTCACGAAGATCCTGATAGAAGTAAATTCTTTAAAGGTACTTCCGTTAAAGTAATTGAAACAGGTGCTTTCGGTGTAGTAGCTGCTTGGGACGAAGCTGAAAATACAATTACATTAGAATCAGGTGAAACACTTCCAGTAGAAGCTGTTGAGAATACTAAAAGACGTATTGCAGGCCCTATACAAAGGCTTTGGAACGCAATAGGGAAATCTAACTTAGAAGCTGATGGTATTACCTTACGCACGTATAAATATAAAAATCAACGTACTATAAGTACTGCTAAAGGACTTTTATCAGAGCATGATGCTCGTGTAGATGAAAGTACTGGTGAGATGCGTACGGTTAATTTGAATGACGCTAAAGTACGTAAAGTTATCGAAAGATACGCTCGTACTAGATATAATCTTTTTAGAGATAAGGCTGCTACTAACGCAGAACTTACTAAGTTCGTAGAAGGATTAGATAGTACTGAAGCCATGGAATTGGTTTATAACGTTTATAGACCTACTACTTACCAAGACTTAGTAGATCTCTTTGGAGAGAATGCTTTTGACGAACAAGGTAATAGCAATGTTAAACAAGGATTCGGCTTAAGAGTTCCTTTACCTATTAGCAACTTTAACGGAGAAGATGTTGAATTAAACTACGAAGATTATTTACAAGATACTTTTGTAGGTGTAACTCCTACAGTTATTACAGCTTCTTACAATAAACCTGAAGTAGCTGATAAACCTGCGACTAAGGAACAACCTGAAGCAGATATAGAAGCTAAAAAAGCTGATATAGAAAGAAGAAATTTTTTGCTTAGTAAGGAATATAAAGATTTTGGATGGATGTCTAAACAAGAAAAAAATGATTATTTAGAATTACAAAACAGTTCAAAAGATAAAGAAGACAGAGAAAAGGCGTATTTAAAATTAAGAGAATTATACAACAAAAAAGTTGATAAGAATTTTATTGATAAAGTAGAAAAAGTACATTGGGTTAATAATATTGAATCATTAATTTCTTTATTAGAAAATGGTAAAACAATTCCTTTTGAAATATCGACAGAAGGTTACTTTAATGAATCTTTAAAAAGTGGGTGGGGAAAAGGAGTAGGGGTTAAACTCAAAGGAGATACATTACTTGCTTCAAATGAAGATTTAAGAAGTGATAATAAATATGGTAGCATAGAAGACAAAAATTTTAGGAAGTATTCTTATGGAGATGCTACATCTATGATTCTTAATAAAAGTAGTTTTTTAACACACGAGTCGTTAGAATTTGAGGTAAAAGGAAAAAAACATCAGGGGCATAATGAATTTTTGTTAAAAAACAGTGAAATAGAAGCTATCGTTATTGATGAAACCAATTCTAAATTAACTAATGAGTTTAGATTAGAAGTTGAAAATTTATCTAATAGACTTGGAATACCTATTATTATCAATGCTAAATATGATGCAGAAATTGATGCTTTAGAACCTCAACAAGAAACCCAAGAACTTGATGCTAATCTATTATTAGAAGAGAATGATTTAGGATTACCTACTGATGATATTACTGTAGAAGATTCTGAAGAGTTTAAACTCCAGATAAGTGATTTAGTAGATTTAGATTTACAATATGAAGCTGTAGAATCTTTTGCTTATATGTTATTAACTAATAAGGATACTTCTTTAGGTGATAACAAACAATGGTTACTTAATAAACTTAAAGATAACCTTACTACATTTAAGAAGTATGCTAAGTTTGAAAGAAGTCCTGAGAATAAAGCTAAAGCAGAAGCTGTTGTAGAAAGATATAATAATGTAATTGGTATCTATGATGAGCTGTATAAAAGAGCTGAGGTATTTTTAAACGAGTTAGGATTAAAACCTAATACAGAAGGATACTATGATACTATTGAGGAAACTGAAGAAACCATTAATCAGATGGTTGATAATGCTGCCTTTAAAGAAGATAGAGAAGCAGGAGCATCAGCTAACATCAGAAAGTTCTTGTATTTTATTCCTGATGTAAAAGAAGATGGAACTAATGTAAGAAACAAGTTAGGACTATATAACTTCAATGATTTTAAAGCTACGTATAATATTATAGCTTTTGAATTAGCTGGTAAGTATTATAAATCAGATGCTTCAGGTAAAGAGAAGATGTTTAGATTATTATCTGATTCATCAAGTCCTATACTGAAGAAGGTTGCTGAGAAGATTAAAACAGAATCAGAACAAACTCAAAGAGAGTTCTTCATGTTATTTAACCAACAGCATATTACATACAATACAATCTTATTTAGTATTTTAAATGAGAAGACATTTTATGATAAGCTTACTGGTACAAGTACAACTTATGGACAGAATGTAATGGCTAACATTATAAACTCTGACCAAGTACAAGCACAACAACAAATTGTAAAACAATGGAGGGGTGTATTCAATACATTACCCATTGTTAAACAAGAAGTAAATAAAACAAGTGGTGAAGTAAACTATGTAATAGATACTGAGAAAGGTAAAGAATTATATGATAAATTAGAGCTTATTGTAAAAGATAAGACTAAATTCAGTAAGAATAAATTAGTTAATATTGATGAAGTATATGATTTAGTTAGTTCTGTAGTACCTATATCTAAAGAAGCATTTACTGATTTTCTAAACTATCATTTAGATGTGATGGGTAAGAGAGGTAATCATGTATATTTACTTAACAACAATATACTAAGACCTCTGTTTACAAGAATCTCTGGTAAATCTAAAACTGATTCTGGAGAAGATTCAGAAACTTCAAGGACTAATGACCCATTTGATTTTGAATCAAGTACTGTTAAGCTACTAGCTAAATATGAATACTTACGTTCTAAGAATGCTCACTCAGCTACACTTAGAGCTGGAGGTAATCAATATTATAGTTTTGTTAGACCTAATCCTTTATATAGATTAATAACTCAACTCAAAGGAGAAGGAGGAGTAAATCAATTCATAGCTGATAAAAGAAATGTAGATGTATTCTTCAATCATAGCTACTGGGCTGAGAACTTAGCTGATGTAAAAGATACAAGTAAAGAGTTCTATGAGAACTTTGAGTTACTTTATGAAAAGGGTTCAGAAGATAAGAAGAGAAAATACTCTTTCAAAGAACTATCTCAAATGACAGCTAAAGAATTTACCTTAACTGATTTCTGGTTATTCCAGAATGGAGGTAAAGCACAAGCTAAGATAGTATTGGATACTATGTCAGATAAGACTACTAAACCTATTCAAGGAGTATTAAGACATGAAGTAAATGTTGATGGTACTATTGATGCTGGATTTACTTTAGATGAGAAGACATTAGATATATTATATAGATACTTCCTAGCTGAGTATAGTAGAATCTTAGCTGTACAAGAACAGAATAAAAATCTTCCTGAATCTCAAAGAATACAGAAGTATCATGATATAGGTACTAAACAAGGTATGGGTAAATACTTCTTAATCTACTCTTTCTTAAACTTCGATTTAGCTGAAGAAGGTAGTGGAGTTATGGGAATGTATAATGAAGATGGTACTCTTAAAGAAGGATTAGATAAAGATAAAGCTATTGAGAATTTAGTTAAAGAACAAATCAATAAGAACTTCAATAGTATAGCTAAAGCTCTTAAACAAGATGTGGAATCATTAGGGTTAGTTGGAGAGAGAACTTCAGGTAAAAGAACTTATTATTCTCCTACACCACTATTAGATAAGAGATATTATAAAAAATTAGCTTATAGGTTAGATAAAAAGGCAGATAGGTTAGGTGATAGTGCTGTTACTGATAATGAAGCTATACAAGCTCCTCAAGTAACAGAAAGAAAGAGACAGATAGTTGATTTAGCTTTAGTAGAGTTCTTAGTTAATAAAGCTATAACTTCTAATGAGATGTTACTATTAACTGGAGACCCTGCTCAACATGGTAAACCTCTTAGAGAATCTGCTGATAAAGCAGCTTGGTTATTAGATAGTATTAAAGAAACATTCAATAACGTAAGTAAACGTAATGCGAGATTACTTGCATCAGGTAATACTAAATATTGGCCTGATAGTACTTACTATGTAGGAGTGTTAGTTGATGAAAAAGTAGAATCACCTTATATAGATGAGTACGTAAAATCCCTCAAGAAATTAGGATACAGCGAGGCTGAAGTAAAAAAGGGATATGAAAACGGAGATGAAACAGATGCACAGGAATTAACTACAGTAGAGGAACACCTTACTGATATGTTATCATCTGGAGAAATAAATGACGAAGAATTTAAAATCTATTTAGGTCTTTGGGACCCAGAAGCTTATACTAAGAAGTATAAAGACTCTCCTTCCAAACCCTCTAAAGAAATTTTAAAGAAAGCAAAGAATGTACTTCAACCTCGTAAACCAGTACAGGTTTATGGTAAATTAGACCCAAGCTTAAGTATCACTAAACAGTTTTACATTAAGACATCAAGCTTCCCTCTGATTCCTTCTGTAATTAAAGGTAATCCAATAATGGAGAATCTTTTATCTCAGATGAAGTCTAAGAATGTTCAGAGGGTTGTTTTCCAATCTGGAGTAAAGTTAGGAGTAACTTCTCCAACTAAACTTACAGTAAGTGGTAAACCTAATCCTGATATATTCAAGAATAACATTCATGAATTAGACAGAGATGGATTTGCTATTCAATTAGAAGTTCCTTATGATGAAGCTAAAGAAGCTATAAGAGAAGGAACTCAATTGATGAAACTCTTATTTGCAGATATGGATGAATCTGATAGTATAGATATATTTGGTAAATCTATGACTGTTGGAGAAGCTAAAAAGTTATATAGAAAGCTTCATAAGGATTTATTCGATATAGAATTAAATAAACTTATAGAAGAATTAGCTATCCAGAAAGACATCAATGGTGCTTACAAGATAACTGATATGAATAAACTATCTGAAATTCTTATTGAAGAAGGATTAGATAGAGGCTATTCAGTTAATACTCTTGCTGGATTAAAAACTGTTAATGGAAATTTTGAAGTACCATTAAACTACTTAAGTAATGTATCTGCTATTGAGCCTGTGTTGATTAGTATAGTATCTAATAGATTAACTAAAACTAAACTTCCTGGAAAATCTTATGTTCAAGGCAGTGAAATATATACAAGAGATAGAGTTACGTCTTTAGAACAACTTAGTGAAAGAGCAAAGAGTAGTATTGTATGGGCTAAGAAAGAGTTTATAGGTAAATCTAAATTAGATTTCGTTAGAGGTAATAAGGATGCTCCTACATCTAAAGCTCAAATTATAATGCCTTTTTACTTTGTAGATAAAGATGGTAATCAAATAGATGTTAGGAACTTCATTAAAGATGGAGTAATTGACTTATCTAAAATTGATGAAGAATTACTTACTATTAATGGTTTCAGGATTCCTACACAAGGACATAACTCAATGCTTGTATTTGAAGTTGTGGGGTTCTTACCTAAAGAACATGGTGATTTAGTTATAGTACCTGCTGAGATAGTAGCTCAAATGGGTTCTGACTTTGATGTGGATAAACTATGTACCTATCATTATAACTATAATTATGAGTCTGGTGAAATAAAAAGATTTGGTGTAGACGCTGATGATTTCAAATCTTTAAAAGCTAGAGCTAAAGAAATACTTGATACTGAAGGGGCTGAGTCAGATGAAGATGGTCAGTATAATAGAGATGTATTCAATAAAGCTTTAGGTAAAGCAGCTACAGAAAAATATGGTGAAAATGTTCCTACTCACACAGTTAACAAAGGAACTACATCACTTAAGAAAGTTCAATATACTCCAGACCAATCTAATTCTGCAAGTCAGATTAAATCTGGTATAGTAGAAATCAATAATGCTGTTATACTTCATCCATCTAACTTTACTAAACTTATAGAACCTCTTGGTTCTAAGGACTTTGATATTATAGCTAATAAATTACCTAAACCTACTAAAGAGTGGTTAGGTGCTTATAATCCTATATACCAAAGAGATGAGTTCTTTGATAACAGAGGAGGTCAAATAGGTGTAGGTATCACAGCTAATAGTAATACTCAACATGCAAATGCTCAATCAAGTAATCTGTATATTAAAGAATATGGTGTAGTATTCTCTGATGAGAATGGAGATACTTATGCTGATGTAGTAGAATCTAATAGAGTAAATGAATATAAAGAAGGACTATATGATTATGTGAATGGTGAGGATATAATTTCTATGGTTGTTAAACAGTCTGCTTGGAGATTAGATAAAATCAATACGTTCCCTTCATTAGTTAATCCAGAAGGAGTTAGAATATCTACTTTAATATCTGGTGACTTAGGTATATCTGTGGATAACGCTAAAGATAAGAAATTAGCTTTAGGAGGTGTATTGAGTAAATATAACTTATCTGTTAAAGAACTTATACATAGAGCAGGATTTGATAACTCTTGGGCTTTACCTTTCATTAATCAACCTATACTTAAAGAGTACTATGAGATACTTGGTAATCTTGAAGATTCTGTTGAGATGACTTATGGTAAAGATAAAAAGCAAAAAGCTATTAATGAGTTATTCAATAAATACGCTACTAAGTTTAATGTAGAGAATCCTTATACAGAAAAAGGATTGATGCCTATATCTCAAGTAGAGTTAGGTGTAATCAAAACAGATAAAGGATTTGATATTAATATAGATACTGATGTTAATGAAGGTAATGTTACAACTCAATTAAATGTACTGAAACACTTCCTGTATTACTCTGATATAGCTACTGAGTTAGCTTCTTTAACTAAAGAATTTAATGCTGATGTTAATGGATTACCTCCAACTGTAGTTGAAGTAAATAAGAAAGCTATCTCACCAAGTAAATCACCAAGTATAGGTAATATAGAAGAATACATAGAGAATACTATCAATGGTGTTTACTATCCTGCTACTAAAATAGCTGATGAGATGTTTAGTGATAGAAATCTATTCCTTCATAACACTCCAGCATTCAAACAAGTAATAGCTAATCTACTTGGAGCTACATCAACTAATGAGTTTAATGGAGAAGATACTAATGATATATTTAATAACATAGTTAACTATACTTATAGTCTATATCAACCTAAAGATAATAATCTAATATTTGATACTGATACTAATCAATCTTTATATACAAGATTGTTAAACTTAAAGACTAAATATCCAAGAAACTTCTTATTACAATATCTAAATCCTATCTCTGGAAATGAAGTAGGTGAGCCTAAAAGAATTGAGATGATTAGTTCTATAGGAGATAAAGAGAAGTTCATGAATAAGATTATTATGAATTGGTCAGCTATGTTATATGGTACTGACCCTGAACTTAAGTCATTTGCTGAAGATTTAGTTAAATATACACTTACTTACGCTCCACAGCAGTATGGACAGAGTAGCTTAATTAAGTATATACCATTTAAGTACTTTAAAGATTCTGGTGTAACTAACTTCATTAAGAATATTGACTTCAATTCTCCTGATGTATTTAGTAATTTTCATATTCAGTTTGTACAACACTTTCCTGAGTATCTTCCTTACTTTGACCACAAGCTTGTAGCTGATAAGAAGAAGACATTTAAACAATCTGAAACTAAGACTACTATTATAGATAGTATGGAGTTATTACCTGTTACTACTGAGTTTAAAGATAATCCTGTAAGAGATATAATCAAACAAGATAAAGAAGGTAACTTCTTCTATCCTCCTATGATTAGAGTAAACAATGAAGAGATAGGTAATATACCTTATATATTAGATAACTCTGACTCAAATGCTCCTGTATACAGAAGAATAGATAAATTAGGTACTAAAGGATTCTTTGAATATACTCCTACTCAAATTGGTAGTAGTGTTATTCCAAGTAACCAAGCTCCTTTTAAATCATTTCCTGAGCAGTCTCAAGTTAAATCTAAAGTTTCTCCTGTAGATGACTTCTTTACTAATCCTACAGCAGAATCAATGTTACTTCAAGCTAAACAAGGATTAGCAGGAGATTTAAAAGGATTGTTAGCTAACTATATTTCAATGGATGATACTCCAGTAAACATAGTTCTTACTGACCAAGTACCTTATATGAGAACATCTCTTGAAGGAGATACTATATTCATCAATTCTGAGGCTATAAAAGAAAAGATTAATAGGGGTGTTATCAATATGGAAGATATTTATACTTCTTTACTGCATGAATTAATACACGTTAAAACTAATCTTAAGTTATTCTCTCCAGAGTTTCAATTGACTGCTGAGTATCTAGCATTAAAAGAATCTTATAAAAAATACTTAAAATCAATAGATTCTAATGAAGCTAATACCTATAAAGAAGCATATAAATTAAGTAGAGAGTTAAACAAACCATTTAATGATTTGCTTAATAATCCTACTCAAAGTGAAATAGATACTTTATCTAAAAGATTGGGTATCTCTAAAAATGATATAGTTAAATACATTAAATCATTTAGTACAGATAAGAAAGCAGCTAAATCTAAGTACTATGCTTTTGTGTCTATTAATGAGTTTACAGCATTAGCTATGACAGATGAAGGATTTCAAAGTTATCTTAAAACTATTCCTGGAAAGTCAAGCAAATCACTTTGGAAAGAGTTTATTGATGCTATTCTTAAGATATTTGGAGGTAATAATCTTCTGAGTGAAACTATTGAAAACATAATAGATGTTGTTGAATATGGTAAAGCAAAGCAGGAAGTTACACCATCTACAGAAGTAAAGACTGAAGAGGTTCCTACAGAAAGAATATATAAACAATTTGGAACATACTATAAATATCAAATAGATGAAAATGATACTCAAGTAGGGGAATCTTTGTACTCTCAAGATGGTGTTAATTACACTTCTACTAAAAAGACTTATAGTAAGTTAATGCAAGAAGGTAACTACACAAGAATAAAATCTAGAGCTGAATTAGCTGAAAGTAAATTAATTCAAGAACAAAATAGAATTAATACAAAGTATGAATTATTTCCAGGAGTAAGTGCAAATTCAGGACAACAAGAAGCTTTAGATAAAATAGAGAAGTTTTTAAAATCTGATGAAAAAGAGTTCTTACTGCAAGGTAAAGGAGGAACGGGTAAAACAACAATCATTAAAAAGATTTTAGATACTCTTCCAACAAGTACTATATTAGCAATAGTTCCTTCTCATAAAGCTAAAAAGGTATTAGATAAATCTATTAATAAAGGTAAAGAGAATAAAATTAGAACTACTACTGTAGCATCTGCTTTAGCTATTAAATTGGATGAGTCTACAGGTAATTTTGAACCAGATACTTTTGCAAGAGATAATAATAAAGTTCCAATAAAGTTTGCAGGTTATATTATTGTAGATGAGTCTTCGATGATTTCAGATGAGCTACTTTTAGAAATAAGAACTTGGGTTCGTAAAGGAGCTAAGGTTATATTTATGGGTGACAAAGCACAATTACCTCCTGTAGGTCAAGAAACAGATAGTAAAGTATTTAGTATAAAAACAGGATATGAATTAACTGAAAAAATGAGACAGGCTAAAACATCTCCTATTATTAATGTTGGAACTTTAGTTTCTAATAATGTTGAAACAACTGGAGAAAGAGTTAATAACCCTATAACAGTATCAGAGCGTATAAATAAGTATGATAATGTAAGTAACTCTTCTTTATTGTGGATGAACAGTGAAGAACAAGCTTTAAACTCATTTGTAGCTGACTTTAATAATGAGCCAACTAATACAGATAATGTAAAGATTATCACATTCAATAATCAGGTTCATGCTAATCCTCAAAGTGTGAAGAATCTAAACAGTAAAGTTAGAAAGAAATTATTTGGGGATAGAGCTTCTGAACAGTTTTTACCTGGAGAATTAGTTGTTGCTTATGATACATATTCAAGAGGAGACTCTTCAGAAGAATCTGAGATTCAATTATACAACTCAGATGACTTTACAATAAAAAGTGTAGAAAAAGGAGTTTTAACTGATAGAGCAAGAGCGTATTCAAGAGCTAAAGGAGAAAGAACATTTGATTATAGTTATGATGTATTATATTTAGAACTTTTAGATAGTGATGGTAAACCAATACCTTATTCTACAGTTCCTGTTATAGCTAACTCAAGTAAGCAGAAGTATGAAGAAGACATGAAAAAGCTTTGGAATACTGATAAACAACTTGCCTTTAAATTAAAAGCTGCTTTTGCTAATATTGAGTATGGATATGCTATTACATCCCATAAAGCACAGGGTTCTACGTATAAAAATGTATATGTGATGGAAGATAATATAATGGGACCTTCTAATGCTGGTTCTGTTAAAGCTAAAAACCAATCTTTATATGTAGCAGTATCAAGACCAACTACTAAATTGGTTATGGTATCTTCTAAGAATCCTGATAGTACAGATGACCTTATATCAGATTTAATGAGCTTTAGTAAACTAACTAAAAATCAACAAGTTAGATTAAAAAACTTAGGAGTAAGTGAAGAAGAATTTAATAGTCTTATATTTGAAGAACAGAAACAATTAATTGAATGTTATGGTTAGGTGTATAAACTTACAAAGTCCTGAAGTAATTGAATTAGCTAAACAGTTAAAAACCAGTAAGGTACTTGCTGCTACTAAACTTGCTGTATGGCAAAAGGAAGTAGGAGATACATCTGCTATACCTACAGCAACTCAATTAGATTACATTAAATCTCCATCTAAAGCTAATGCTGTATTAGGCACAAGCTATAAACCTGAGATAAGTAATACTCAATTAAAAACCCTTGTTAAAATTGTTGATAGTCTTAATCTTAAGATGAATAAACAAGGAGTTAAAAAAAGATATAGAGTAGAAACAAGAATAGGAACTAATCCTAATGCTTATGCTTGGGTACTTCTGGAGTTTGATAATAGTATCAAATTAGATAAAAGAATAGAGAAAGCTGAAGAGCAAGGAAGATATGGAGAAGCTCAGAGACTGGAGTTTATGAGGGAGAATAATTCTCAATTAGCATTATTTACTGATGATATAACTACAGAAGTTAAACCAGGAGTAGAAGAGTTATTTGAATCTAATCCTGAATTAGCTAATGAAGTATATGAAGCTTTAGGGTTTAAACAAAGCAACTTAGAAGCAGCTAATAGAGTTAAAAAAGCAGAAGAAGATGTAAAACAGATTCATAAAATAGGTATAGATACTGAATATGAAGATGTAGTTAAAAGTGAAGATAAAAACAGGTTTCACTTTTTAGATACAAATGATTATAAAAACGCAAATCAAAAAAGTGTTAACATTGAACATATTTATGTACCTGAAAAATATCGTAATAAAGGATATGGGTTAAGTTTATATATTGTTAGAGGAGAAGAACTTTTAAAAGAAGGTAAGTATTTAATAAGCTATGACCAACATTCTCCAGAAGCAGAAATTGTTTGGCAAAGATTATTACAACTTGGATTAGCTACTCAATCAGGAGAATATGGTACTTATCAGTATGTAGGAATACAAAATCAACCAACACAACAACAAAAACAAGATGCTCAAAAATTATATATTCAATATCTTGATACTATATTTCCTGATAGTAAAGTAAAAGATATTGTTTATCATGGTACTGATGAGTTGAGAGGTAAATCTGGGATAGATAAAGAAGGATTTAAAAAACCAAATAGAGATAGATTAATTGGTGGTAAAAACCAAATAGGTATATTTTTTACTGATAAAGAAAATGCTTCTAACTTTTCTAAAGACTTACAAGTAGATTTAGCAGAACAAACTGCAAATAGATTTGAAGATACTTTATCTGCTGAATACAAAGAACAATTACGAAATACAAGTAAACCAATATTAATACCTGCAATAATAAATGCCAGTAATCCTATAAATCTTACAAGACATGATTTACAAAAGCAATGGGAGAATTTACCTAATAAAGCAGATTCTGTTTTAATTACAGATTTGGTTGGAAAGTATGGTTACGAAAAAGTAGTTTTCGAGCCAGAACAAATTCATATGTTAGGTTCTAAACAAGATATAGAAGGATTTAAAGAGTTTGTAAATAAATACACAGCACTTGATGACATAGATGTATATGAATTTCCTAAAATGCCTATGAAGTTTAGCTTTGTAGAGAGACTAAAAAATAATGAAAAGACTATATCAGTAAGACCAGTAGAACACAAATCAGGTACATATAGATTTGGTGATGAGTTATTTAATGTAGATAACTTAGGATTAGTTGATTATGAAGTAGCTTTAAAGATACTTGATATTGATGCTGATGAGTTTACTAAACAGTTTATAGGTGATGAAGAAGTAAAATATGAGCATATAAAGAACTGGAAAGATGGTAAAGGAGTAATGTATGTATATTCTATAAATAAGATAGATTCTCCTGAAGACCAAATGACAGAAAGTTTAGAGAATAAATTTGATAGAGAAAGACTGAGATTATCTCGATTAATTAAAACCATCTCTAATAAAATCAAAAGAACTAAAGATGAAGGAGTTAAAGAGACTTTAAAGATTCAAAAGAATAGATTACAAGACCAACTAAGACAATTAGAATCTGCTGAGAATCAAAGTTTAGTTAATGTAATTACACAAGCTCAAGACCACTTAAATCAAGTAGATGTGATATTACGTAATCCAAGTCCTGAGAATATCAAATTAGCTTATGATTATATAGTTGGTTATCCTGATTTATTACAATCATTTGAATATATTGATGATGCTGAAGCTCAAAAGGTAGCTAGTTTAATCAATAATATAAATAAGAAAATATTAAAGATTGATGATGTAGCTACTAATCTTGTTGGTAAAATTATACACGATAGAAGTAGTGGAAGATATACAGCAAGTTCTGTTAAAGAGAGCTTATTTGATGATTCAATGGCTATTGCTACTATATATGATGCAAGTAAATCTAAGAATAAACTAGTTAAAGTATTAGACTTAGCTTTAAAAGAAGCTGAAATTAGAATTAAAGATGCTTATTACCAATACTCAAATCAAGTTAAGCCTATAGTTGATGAGTTAAAGTCTTATCAAAAATCAATGGGATTAAAAGGTGATATGGTATTTGATTATATGTTACAGTATGAAGATGGAAAAAGAAATGGAAATACTGTAGGTCCATATATAGCTGATTATTACACAACTAAAAAGAATCTTGCTAAAGAGAGTACATATAAACTTGCTAAGTGGTTAGGTAATAATCATAGTTATACTATTAATCAAGAGGCTTGGGAGAACTTTAAGAAAGAGAAAAGAGCTTGGGCTAATAGTATCCAACCTGATGCTATGAAAGCTGAGTATCTTGGTGATATGATTATATCTCAAGCTAATCCAGAAACATATATTAAGATTCTACAAAAAGCTAAGACTTCTAAAATATCTGAAGCTGAGGCTAACTTTGTAAAGGAGTATAACAAGAACTATAGAAAAAGATATAAAGGCCAAGATATACTTGTAGAGAAAGTAGATGATAAATGGAAGGATTCTAAGTATACTGAGATTATGAATCTTGATGATGCTGACCCAAGAAAGAGATTCTATTTATACTATAATGAAAAGATAAAACAACAAAGGGAGCAAGTAGGGGAGTATATAGATAGATTCTTACCTTATTCATATATACCCGAATTAGAACCTTTAAGTCCTTTTTATAAGAATCTTCCTGATAAGTTTCTAAACTCTATATCTCAAAGAATACGTTCATCTAAAGTAGAGGAATTAGACCCTGTTACTGGTGAACCTATAATGACTGTGCCTTTATTTAGTTTATCAAGAAGTTTAAATGCTGATGAGAAGTCATATGAGTTAGATAAAGTGTTGGATAACTTCATGATGGATACTCTCAATAAGACTTATAAAGAAGAAATTGAAGATGAAGCTAATGTAATGTTACAAGTATTAGCTAACAGAGATTACTTTGTTACAGATAATGCTGGTAATGTAGTAACATATGAAGGTAATCCTCAAACTAAGAAGATACAAAACTCTAATAGTTATCAAATAGCTAAATATACTACTATGGCTAAACTATATGGTATTAGTCAAGATATTGAAGGAGTTACAAGTATAAAAACTCTTAATAAGAAAGATGCTCAAGAGTTAACTGAGTTAGAATCTTTAGAAGAGAAAACACCAGAAGACTTACAGAGAATAGCTGAACTTAAATCAAGACAACAAAATGTAACAGGAACTAAAGTAGCTAATAGTATAATCAAGTTTACATTATATAAAGCATTAGCTTTTAATCCTATATCTGGTATAACTGAGATGATTCAAGGATTGTCTTCTAATTTTATTGAAGCTGCTTCAGGTAAATTCTTTAATGAATCTAACTATTGGAGAGCAGTAAGTTTAATGATTCATTCAAGAAAACCTGGATTAGAAAGAAGTAGGATGGGTAAAATACTTGATGCTTTTGATGTTATAGGAGAAATAGACCCTGGATTTAAACATGGTGATAGTTCTGCTTTCTGGATGCTTAAACAAGCTGATAAATTCTCTAAAGGAGTTAGTCTATTTGCATATTTAGACCATCAAAAGATTAAAGATAAACAAGGTAATGAACATAATCTACTTGATTATATTACTGTAGATGAAAACAACAATCTATCTCTTACTGATTTAGAAAACTTTGATAATCCTTTTTATGATGAGAATAACAATCCTACTAAGTATAAGATAGATACTCAACTTAAGATTAATGAAATAGTTAAATCTATATTAGCTAGGAATAACTCTACTGACCCTATTCAAATGAATAAGAAATGGTATTTCAGAATGATAGGACAATTTAGAATGAGCTGGATGTTTGAAGGATTTAATAGAAGATTTGGTGAACAGAAAGATAATCTTATATTAGAAGCTGATACTAAAGGATACTATAGAAGTACTTGGGAACAGTTCTGGAATAAAGATGGAAACTTTAGTTTTAATGATGGAATGAAAGCTATCTGGAGTGTATTATCAAAACAAGATAATAACCTTTCAGAGTTAGACAAAACGAACATTAAAAAATTTTTAAGAGAAATCTCACTAATACTTTCAACTTATACTCTTTGGATGATATTCTCTGGAGTAGAAGATGATGATGAGGAAGACGGTGTATTCTTTAGTAAAACAGCCAACTTCCTCATAAATCAATCTTATAGAGTAAATCGTGATTTAACATTTTTCATTTCTCCTTCTTCTGCTATAGAAGTAACAAGTAATATAGCTCCTGCTCTTAAAACTTGTGCTGATGCAATGAGAATTATAGATGCTATGGTTAAAACTGCTACAGGTAATCCCTATGTATATGAAGGTACTAAAAGAGAAGAGCTTAGAGTACCAAGAGCTATAGAGAAGTTTACTCCTATTGTAAATCAACCAAGAAGATTATACTCTTGGATGACTGAAGATGTGTTTAAGTAGGAAGTTTAACTTGAAACTTCTTATACTTAGCTCCTTTAAACGAGTAAAAACCACTAATCAAATACTCTTGAAATTGAAGGATTCTTCTAAAGGTCATAAAACTTTTTGCATCTTTAGCTATTCTTAAAGCTACTATTGTTTGATGTCTATTGTGTATAAAGCTCATATTCCTATATCCTCAGTTTTACCTGTCTCTTGAGATAGAGATTCATATTGTTTAATCAGATGGTCTAAACATTCTAGTGTATTAGGAGCAGTTTTCTTACGATAATTATAAGAACTTACAGTTAACCCACTACGTGTAAATACAGTAGCTGTATATTGCATCTCCTCTTTACCTGTTTCATGTATAAGAGATTGAATATTAACTCCAGAGAATCTATATTTATCTCCAAACCATTCTTTACCTAATCTTGCTACCTCTCTGTTTAATTCTTGTATTGTGTTTATTTTAATCATATTGATTTAATTAAATTTAATATGTGTTCTTTTTGGTCTTTTGTTATAGGGTCTTTAGCTCCTGATATTATTCTTGCCCATTGTTGAGTGTTAATATTGAATATAGCCACTCCATCAACATATAAATACCCATGTGAGGTAATATATTCAAATCTTGGAGTTGGACTGATTGTGAATGTATCACCATAACCCGCATAAATACTTTCTACTAACATTCCTGGTTTATATTTACTTTTAGCTAATATTTCAGCTTCTAAACCAGTAAAAAACTGATTAATAGGTTTATTACTTGATGGACTACTCATATATCTTTTATTAATTGTAATATCTTTGATTTCTGTTCTTTAGTTATAATTCCATTTGGGTGTGTTGCAATCTTAGCCCAAACTCCATCAGGAGTTCTAATATTATAACTTCCGATTATCCAACTACCTGAATGCTCATAATAATAACACTCTTTTTCTTGTTTACGAGGAGTAGGCCCCCACATATAATTATCTATAACAGGATAATAAGTACACCCAATAGGAAATCTTCTTTTTGCTTCTTTTAATAATTGTTCTCTATCCATTATATTTCTTTAATTAAATTAAGAATAGTTTGTTTCTGTTTTTGAGTTATTTTAGGTGTAGGAAGAGATACTATTTCAGCCCAATCTCCATACCTAAAAACACGAGTAGAGTCTGTATTTTCACAAACTACTATACACTCATTTAAGTTTAATAACCCTTGGTCATCATGTTCTCTAATATCAAGATAGAAATCATGGGTAGATATACACTCCTTATTAAAATTTGAAGCACACTTAACTACAGTTCCTATAGGATAACGTCTTTTAGCTTCAATTATTAATTCTTCTTCTCTCATATCTCTTTAATCATTTTAAGTATATTCTGTTTTTGTTGTTTTGTAATAGTTGAAGGTTTTGATATAATCTCTGCCCAAATACCTTTAGTATAAATACGTCCTATTAAATCATCTGCTAAAATAGTTACAATCTTAATATCAGAGTAGTCCCCATTACAGTCAAACTTAAAATTCTGTGGAACAACACAATTCTCCCAACCACCTGTAGAATTAAATACAGTTCCTGGAGGATACCTTAATTTAGCCTGTTCTAATAATTCTTTTTCTTCAGATTTCATGTATCATCTTAATTAATGTTTTCTTTTGCTCTAATGTCATCTTTGATTTAATAGTAGGTTTAATGAGAAACTTTTCTGTTTTGAAATCATATATACTACATAATCTTCCTACTTTTGTAATTCCTATTAGATAATCTAAACTTTGGTTATTAGCAAAACTTACTAAACCTTTATAAGTAGTAAAATCTTTAAATTCATTACTGAAATGTTCTTCAGCTATTTTTAATACATAATCTTCTGGAATTTTAGAATCTAAAAGAGAATTATGAATTATTGTGTATATATTATTATCAGAGTCTTTAATCCTATAATACCAATAATTACAATCAAAATCATATTCATACCTCACCATTCTATTCTACTATTACCATGTTTCTCTAAGTAATTAGAACATTTACTAAATACTTTATTACAATCCCAAATCTTATTGTTGTAAGCTGCTGATGCTGGATGAGATGCTTCAAGAACTAAATGATTTGAACTAATTAATTTACTAAACTTTCTTGCTTCAGCTCCAAGTAGTATAAAAGGAACATTAGATTTATTATCTGATATTGTTTTAATAGTTAAACTAATAAAATCTTTCCAGATATCTAAGTGTACACCAGATTGACCTAATTCTGTAGTAAGAGCTGCATTAAGCATCAATACTCCTTGTTGAGCTAAGTAATCTAAGTTATTAGAAGTATCTATTTTAAACCCTCCATATACATCTTCTTCAATAGCTTTATGGATATATTTTAAACTAGGAGGAGTGTAGAAATCAATTCCTGAACTAAATGCTACTCCTGTAGCTACACCTTTAGTATTATATGGGTCTAATCCAACTATTACTGCTTTTAAGTGTTTAAATTGTGTTAGTTTATATGCTTTAAGTACATCATCTCCTTTAGGTTCTACGTGTACTTGTTTACGTCTTTCTGATAAGAAGTTAATTGGAGTAGAGAGTGTAGATATTACACCCTCTTCTCCTAGTTCATTATACCAGTCTCCAAGTCTTGTTTTAAGTATTTCTTTAAGTTCCATTCTTCCAATATTAATTGTTCTACAGTCTGTCCTTTCTCAAGTAAATCTAAATTAATAGTTAGATTCTCTTCCATTCTTTCTAGTCTATTTATAATAGATAAGTAGTAATCTCTTTCTTCTTTAGTAATCATGATTTATACTTTACAGTTATTCTTATACCAAGTTTATCACAAGCTACTGACTTAGCTTTCTTAGCAAGTATCATAGCTAAACCTCTTGTCTTTTGAGGATTGTTAAGCAACTTTTTAGCAGCAGCAGTTATTGATTCATACTCACCTACTTGCTCTCCTGTATTGTAATTAAAGACTAATACAGGTCTTTTAACTTCATCTATATACTCGTATGTTTTCATGATTCTGTTTGTATTATTTTCCACTCAAAATCTGAATCATAATCTGTCTTAAAGAAGTAATGTCCCCCTGTTTTATGAATTACAAAATTCTTATTCCACCAATGAGTTTTTCTAAACTCTGCTATAAGTTCTTCATTATCTGACCATCCTCCTGTACTTATTGATATTAAGTCATTTGTTTTAGTTATACTTCCATATCCTGTATCATATAAACTCTCAAATAATTCAAATGCTTCATCACAAGTACTTATAATTTTTTCAATCTCAGCTTTAGACTCAGCTTCAGGTAATTCTGAAAGTCTTTTAAAATCAAATATATATTCTTTAAATCTGTTCATATAATATCTATATTAATATTCTCCTCAATAGGATTCTTAAATTTAATAGGTTCAACATCTACATCAACAATAATAGGTTTAAGGGATTTATAGTTCTTGTAAAACAAATCTATTCCTTCTTCACCATATCTATGTATATAGGCTCTTAGTACTACAGGAGGATAATCAGTAACATCTTTAAGTATATTAGCTGCTTTAACTGCACCTAATCCTTCAATACCTTTAGTGTTATTATGTCCTCCTGTAATCATCTCTATCCAAAACTTATGAGTTTCTTCTTCTTTGGTTACAGTAATCCAAGTATCTTTTTTCCAATTATAATGAGTTCCTTCAGTTCCTAATATATCAGAATCAATAGCACATATAAATGAATTAGGTATACTTTTACTTGATATAACTAAATCATCTACTTCCATATTATCTACTTGTATTGCTCCCCATTCTTTGATTAAATAAGTCTTTACAAAGTTCCACCAAGCTGGCTCTGATTTATTTCGGTCCTGCTTATATTCAGGATTAAATTTCAACCTATATTCAATTGTATTATTTCCTTTTATATATGCAACATAGCTACTTGCTTTAGATTTGGTTAGTATCTCTCTCATCATAAAATCACAGGATGAAATTAATTCTTCTGCTGATTTTTCTTCATATACTAACCTACCTAATTCATCTCTTTGATAAATTGGATTACCTTGTTCATCTTTGTCTATTTCAATCTTCTTTCCTGCTCCTATAGCATAGCATAAGCTATCTAAGTCAATAATAGCTGTACTCATTTATTTAAAGTTTTCATCTGGATAACAATTTAATACTTCTACTTTAGTAATTCTATGATTAGCTTGTTCATTTAATGGAGGAATACTGTCTGCTATGTTATTTAGTGCTGCTTTAACATGTAATTTAGCAAAGTCCCTCATTATTACAACAGCATCATCTGAATAATGAGTATCATAAAACTCTCTTGCTGAAGGAACTTCACTTGTTGTTTTTATTTTATTCATTGTTTAATAGTTAAAATATATTCTGCTAATTTAGTTCTACCATAAAAGCAATTATCACAAAAACACTGTTTTACGTGTCCTAGTCCTTCTTCATAAACATTAACAGTATCTTCAGATTCATCACGTATGTAATTAGGGTTTCTTTTATCATGATAACACAACCTTGATTTTATTTCTTCATCTGTCATAGTCTAAGGCCAATTAATATTAGGATTTACGTAGTGTAAATAGTTATTAATAACTTTTACTTTATTTGTAGTTAACCAAGTAAAGAATGCTTGTCTTGATAATTCTTGTGTAGCCAAATAATTCAAATCAAATCCTAATACAGCAGTATGCCCATAAGGAGTATCAATGTACATTTGACCAAAGTTACCAAGTTCCTTGTACTTGTATTTTAGATGAGGACTAGTTAAAGTCCAATCATTTGCTAATTGTTCTAGTGATTGTTTATAACTCATTTTTTGCTAATTTAATTAGTTGTTTAATACAAGCTTGTTCTGCTTCTTCGTATGTTCTAAAATGTAAACTACTATCTTTTGAATATGAATGAGAATCATCTATTATATTTTGTTCATCATCACAAATGTAAAATGCAAATAAACTTTTATCTTCATATCCATTTGCGGATTCTATAAATCCAAACAATACATACTTCTCTCTAAGCCATTTAAAAGCTTGTTGATATAGTGGTGCTAAAATAATCTCAACTGTTGTAGCTGTAACTTCTTTTTTAGATAATACATGAAACTCAAAATCTTTTCTATCCCATTTATTAACACCAGTTAATCTTTTATCGTGATAATAACCAAAACAAGGCTCATCAAACCCTAACTCACGTAAAGCTAAAGCATCTTCGTATTCTAAAAATTGTTCTTTCATTTCATTTCGTTTAAAATTGATTGTAATCTATTTATCTTCTCGTAATCTTATAAATCTAGGATGTCTAAATTTATTATCTGGTGTCATCTCCATACAAGAAACTTCTATTGTTTGACCAATTAATGTAGGAGAGTAATATTCAACTCTTTCTTCATCAGTTAATCCAGTTCCAACATTACCTAACTCTGTAGTAAATCCTCCAAGTCTTCCTTTATTTCTACCCTTACCTTCAAATATTCCAGTAACAGTTACATCATAAGTTTCTTCATTTTTTACTTTAAGTCTTTTATCATTCTGCTTAAGAATTAATCCTTCATGTCCTTCACTTCTGTACTTATCAAATAATTCAAGAATAAATTCTTTAGTAGGATTAGTAACTGTAGTAATAAATAATCTTGAATCTAAATTAGGATGTAGCTCATAAATATCTTCTTTGTTAATAGTAAATTCTTTTGTAAAAGTTCTGGTCTTTATTATAGTTTCTTTAAAACTTCCACAATAAATTTCAGCAACTTCTCCTGAAAAGTCTGGTATGTTATACAAAGGCTTTCCTTTTCTACTTAATTTTCCTTCTGGGGTATTATGACATCTTACACCATCTATTTTAATAGATATTTCCCAATTACCTTTTAAGTCTTCTTTATTCCAAAGATTAAATTTCATTTCATGTCGTTTAAGATACTAATTAATCTACGTCTATAATAATCATCTTCAGCGTAGTACTTCTGCAAATATACTAAGTATTCTTCAGATGATTTGATATTCCAACAATACTTATACTGCCACTCTTTATAATCATGTAAAGATTCTTTCCAAGAGTTATACTTAGCTTGTTTCTTATACACACTCTTAGAATAACCTCTATTAGAGTGCATCATACCTAAGTAGTTGTTTCTTTCAATTGCTTTCTTATCTGTAAAGTGACCTGATTCTAACATAGCTTGAGCTAATACTATATCAGGAAATTTAATATTAATTGATTTCATATAGTTGTAATACTCTTCAATCTCGAAGGTAAATAACAAACTATCTACAGTTAATGAATCATTATACTGTTCTTTGTGCTTGGTGTAAGAAGAGTTGTGTAGGATAATATACCCTAACACAACTACAACTATACCAATAGCACCTATTAGTGCTTTATTCATAAATCTAACTTTAATTGTTGTACTTCTTCTCTAAGGTCAGCATAGAAATTTAATACCAGTTTTCTATCATCTTCATGTGCTACAGGATAGTATAAAGGACTACCTGCATGAGTTATGAATTGGATATTATCATCTGGTAAAATTCCTAAATCAACCATAGAATCAGAAATTGTTTTGTAATGAATCCACGTATTATCTAAGTCCCAATTCTTTCTGTTAACTGGAGAGTGCATCTCCATATCAACTATAATTGGATAACTTAGATTTTTAAATGGTTTAATTCTTTTTAAGTGAAGTTTGTAGAAATCTTTAAGTCCAGAAACTATAGCCATCCTTTCAAATTCAGAACCAAATCCAGAGTAAAATGCTTGACCATTTACTATGTAATAACTTGGTTGACCTGCTTTTGTAGGATTAGCTATAATTCTTTTTCTTGTTTTTGAATCACATACAAATTTATCTAAATCAATAAAGTAAGTATTGTCTTTAAGACCCTTCTCTATATACTTAGGAAACTTGGTTACTCTTTGTCTCCCAGCTTTAGTAGAGAAATACTTAGCTTGTGCTGCTTTAGATTTTAGAACTTTAAGAGGAAATTTAGGGATTTCTATTTTTGTTATATATCTTACTTCACTTGGTTTCAACTTCAATAGTCCCATAATTTATCTCTTATAAAATTCAAATACATTTGTATTAGGGTCAAACTTCATTACTTGTTTATTGTTTACAAACTTATCACCTATTTCATTTCTACACATATCTCCACCTAATACTAATATTATAAAGGCATTTGGTGAATAATGTCTTAAAGTATCTGCACCATCAGTAATAATTAATCCAGGATTACCTTTTTTATTGATGTTCTCAATTACTTTATCTGTTGTTGTACCTCCACCAGGTTTATGATGTAGATAATCTAAAGCTCCTTGCTTAAGTTTCTTTACAGAGTTATCAAATACATAACAATCATGGATGAATCCTGCTTTGTTAATTCTTAGTGCTGTAAGTGCTGATAAATCATACCCTGTAATAGTTGTAGAACCATGTTTCTTAGAATTGAAGTGATAATTACTATCCATACTACCAGAATAATCAACATAAACATCAAACTTCATATGATACTCTCTTCTTGGTACAACTAAATCTAATGCTGCTAAAGGATTAACACCATCAGGAAAAGCAAGTTCTTCTAAGTTAAGAATTTCATCATAATCATCTGCTTCAAACAAACTTTCTTCAAATTCTGTATATTTCTTAGAAAAATATGCAGTAGAACATTTAAGAGTCTTTGTAATAAAATTAGTTACTTTATCATCCTTGATATAAATTTCAGATAATAACTTAATATAATCTAATTGTTTATTCAAATCATGCTCACCAGATTCATCTCCAGGAAGTAATCCACCCATCTCTTCAGACTTTTGGATTTTATCATCTACTTCCTTTTGACCTTCTTTAATAGCTTTATCTAAAGCGGCATCTGAAGGTTGTGGTAATCCATCTCCTCCTTGTCCAAACTGCTTTTGAAGACCCTCTTCAGAAGTATCAGCTAGTACTTGCACTAATCTTGTAGTCATTTCAGCAGTTGCTAAAAAGCTATAAAAATTATGGTTTTGAGTTACAATACGTAAATAAGGATTATTAAACTTATTTACCATATTCATCTGCCATTTATTCTTACTATCTATTTTAGCAATCTTCATTTCAGATTGTTCTACTTTATGGAGATTATACATATCATATAAAACATAAGGTGGAAGTTTATCAAACTTCTCCATTGTTTTAGCTTCATCAAGTTGTAGCTCTTTAATCCTCTTTTTTACATAACCTCTCACATTTCTTCTTAAATCACCTTTAGAGAAATAATCTAGTTTAGGTTGGATTATCTCTCGTTCAGTAATATTAAAAACTTCAGGTTTAGAAGTAAAAGAAGGAGTAGTAACACTACTCCCCTTTTTTAATAACTTCTCTTTCTTAAGTTTTGTTAATTTTGCTTTTGTTGTTCTAGCCATAATTAAACTGATTGAGCCATTGCTGATGATTCTTCTTCTACCATCTCATCCATATTGAAAGCAGGATTATCATTCACAGTAACTTCAAGTTCTTCTTTGATTTCTTGAATATCTGTTTCAGATACTAAACCACTTGTTCTTAAAGTACTTTGGATGTAATTCTTAACATTCTCTATTTGATTACAGATAGTATCATAATCACTCATATTGCTAATAGCTTCAACCATTGCTCTTGCTGTAGCTAATTCTTGTGGCTCAACTAATTTAGCAAATTGTTTACTCTTAGCACTACCAGCAACAATATCAACAGCTTTAACCATAGCTTTAACTTCACCTACATTATACACAATAGCTACTGCTGCTACTAATTGTGGCATAAAACTCAGAGTTCTATCTGATAAAGAATCATAACAAGTTTCAACAAGTTTACCTAATTTATCAGGATTAAGTTTGTTTGCTACTTCATTAAGTTCTGTTGTGGTTGGAAGTTTAATAGAGATTTGTGTTTCAGCTCCTCCTGTAGAATAATAATTCAACAAAGATGATTTACTCATACGAGGAACATTGATTTTCAATACAAATCTATCCCAGAAAGGATTTCCAACTTCATCTTCAGGAATTACGTTACATGAAGCACAGAATACTTTCCAATTACAGTTAATTTTATCTTTACCTGCAAACAGTATTCTTTCATTCATAACACCCAATAATGAGTTACGCAATCCAGCATTAGCTTTATCAATCTCATTAATCAACAAAAACTCAGATTCTGCAATAGGAGTATCCAATACCCATTTCTTTTCTGTAGTCAGTTTCTCAATATCAATTCTTCCTCTTACTTCTGTACTACGTGTACCTTCATCAGTTTCCAATACAAAAGCATTCTGTCTTGTTGATTTTCCATTTCCTTGTTGTTCATAATAAGCATTAGCATAATCCAACAATGCTCTTGTTTTTCCAACTCCTGCTGGTCCTACCATTAAAATAGGCTTTTGCATAGCTTCAGCTACAGCTAACAGCCTAAATACTTCTTGTCTTTCTTTTAATCGGGTTTTGATAATTCTTGTTTCCATTTTATTTTTATATTTCTTTGATTGTTTTAATTAATTGTTCTTTTTGTTGTTTTGTGATTATTTTAGGTATTTGACTGGGTTTAGCGTATCTAATATCTTCAACACATGTAGCTATATCATCACTTATAGTAGGATGTACATATTCATTATCTCCACTAATGTGATGAATCTTCCAAGCTTTTGTTTTGTAATCTTGATATTCAGCGTGCCATCCTATTACCCAATCTCCTGCTTTGAAATTATTCTTCATATACTCTTTATTAAATCAAGTAGTTTATTCTTTTCTTCTTTTGTTATAAGTTTAGGTCTATGTTGTTCAGGTATTTCATCATATGTAGCAAATCTTATATGTTCTTTAAAATCAGGATAACTAAATCCTCCTCCTGAAAAAGCATTAGGTTCATGGTATACCCACAGTTTACCTATTTCAATTTGAGTTGTTGTTATCTGAACTGGAGTATCTAACCACCTACCATTATCACCTGTATATATAATCCAATCACCTTTCTTAAATTCTCTCATATTGTTCTTATTAATTCTATTAATGATTGTTTTTGTTTAGGAGTTATTGTTGGTTTATAAGTAATATCATATATATCGAGTTCTTGAAACAGTCTCCAACAAGAAGAAGCTGTTTTACCACCATAAAAATCTTCTATAGGATATAAAGGATAAATATTACCTACATTATCTTTAGATACTCCCATAAGTTGTATATGAAAAGGCATTATAGCAGTTACTTTGTAAACACTTTTATGAGTGTAAACACCTTCATGAGTATACCCCCTATCATACACGTAATAATCTCCAACTTTTATCTTACTCATATTTCTCGTATTAATTGAAGTATATTCTTTTTCTGTTCTTTATTTAACTTTGGTCTATCTATATGGTCTTTAGGTAAATAAGGAATAATTTCTGATAAATCAGTTAATAATGTAGCAGATTGTTCAGCTTCAGTATTTGCAAATGTGTCACCACTTTTAATGTTTCCTGCCCAAATAAGTATTTTACAATGTACTCTATTATAACCTCCTCTATCTTCTAAATAATCAAATTTAAAGTAATGAGAGTTATCTCTAAAGTGATTTATCTTATACCATTTATCTTTTATAAATTTATTCATATCTCTCTTATTAAATTTAGAATCTTTTGTTTCTGTTCTTTAGAAATAGATAGTAATTTATCAGGATGTAAATCTGGAAGATACTGTCTAATTTCTTGTAGATTTACTAATTCATAGTTATAAGTACCTATATTTCCAAAGTTTGTTGAAGAGTTCTTAGATATTTGATACAATCTATTTAAAATGTATTCAGTACCCATAACTAAATTACCTTCAATTCCTCCGAGTTTCATATACCATTCTCCATCTAATTTTGTTCTACCAGAAGAGAGTTTATACCACCTTCCTACTTTAAGTTCTTCTTTCATCTTCTATACTGGCTTCAAGTAAAAGTAAATAATTGATACTATCTGTAATCTTTTCTGAGATTAATTCTTTTGATGGTATATAATCAGTTTCATTCATCTTATCTACAATATCAATAACAGATACAAAATGTTTATTAGCCATACACCATAAAGCTTTTTGAACAGAGTTTATTCCTTTACCAGCAGTATGTTGAGCTACTTTAAAATTGTACAATCTCTCATCTTCTGTAGAATATTCATCAGCTTTTTTGTTTAAAGTTTCTTTACATATCTTTAGTCTGTTTTCTATTATTTCATTAAAATCTTTACTGTTCATATTTTATTAATAATATCTAATAATTTTTGTTTTTGTTGTTTACTCATTGGTACTCCATGAAGTGATTTGAGAAATGCTATTGCTTCTTGTGATGATAATAGTGGACAATCTTGGTAAAATTGTCTAAAATGAGCCACATCTTCATAAAAACTATTGAATAAACTTTCCTTGTTATTCTTTAACTCGTTCTCGAAATCAATAATATATTTAGGAGAAGTTGATAAACATTTTAAATACCAGCATTTATTCCCAGAAGCTTCTAACCAATAATCATAATTCATCTCATCAAAATTCTCTGCTCCAACTAGTGTATCACTCCTCAACAAATATTGTATCATTAAGAAATCTTCTTCATTATCTATTTTAACTAAAAATCCTTCAGGATATGTTTCAGATATTTTACAAGCTAACTCATATACACTTAATCTAACATAAGGTTTTATTATTTCTTTCATATACTCTTAATTAAATTTAATAAATTTTCTTTCTGTTGTTTAGATAATTTAGGTCTAAATTCAATAGGGATTTCATTAGGTAATGCTAATCTAACTTTTGATGGGCTTACAAAAGTGCCTGTACCTCTTGCATAATATACAAGAGATAAATCAATTCTTGTAATTTGGTAAGCTTTAGTTTTATCAGGAGAACTACTCCATGTTTCACATATCCAATCTCCTACTTTATATTCATGCATAATCTTGTAATTTCATTGTCTAAATCTTCTTTATTATATTGTTTAACAAAATCACTTGGGTCTTTAGGAGCATTAATAGGAAGATGTATATAAGGAATATTATATTGCTTAGAATATTTAATAGCTGAGTCTATTCCAGGATTATCATTATTAAAAAATAATATAATATCCTTATAAGTAGCTCTTAATCTATTAAATCTTCCTTCATCCATAAATGCTAATTCATTCACAGGAGCTACAGCATTATAATTTAATTCTCTTAATGTACAAACATCTTTTAATGATGAAGTAATAAATAAAGGATTAGATAATGTAAGTTGTTTCCAACCAAATACAGTACCTACTGGTAATGTACCAAACCATTTATATTCTGAATTTTCTGGTTGATAAATTCTCCAATAACCATTACCACAATAGTATCCAAATAGTAATTGACCTGTATTAGTAGTAACTATCTTGTTATCTATAAATACATGAGATAATGAATATATATGATATTTAATTAATGTTTGTTCTGTGATTCCATATTGCGCCCAATACCCAAGTTCTCGTGTTGTAAATTCTTTTCTTTTTGTTGTGATACTCTTCTTGCTGCTGTTAATGTTAAAATTGTTATTCCCAACACTACTAACCAGAGTATTATTTCTATCATATTCTGTGATATTAAAATCATTAAGTATCTTTTTAATTGCTTCAAAGTAATTTATTTTATAAAGCTCCCTCACAAACTTTATACAATCTCCTTTGAATCCTGTACCCCAATCAGCACCTATAAGTATATTATTATCGTATTTGAAGCTAAGACTTGGTTTAGTATCTTGTCTATATCTTGCTACTACTGGTCTACCATCAGGTATTACATCTGATTGAGTGTAGTATTTAAAGATTTCTTCTTGTGATAAAATAGAGTATAAGATGTTTTTATCAATTGGGTCATATAAACATTTTTGAACTATATACATATTTTGAGTATTTTAAACATGGTTATAGGGGAAATCCCCTATACCATTGAAGTACTCTACTTCAATTAAAGAATTGATTCTGGAATAGCAGAGCTACCCAAATCAGCAGGGTTTGAATCTGCTTTAGTTGATTTAATCTTTTCTTTATTTCCAACTCGTAAGTTAGAAGTTTTACCTTCCTCGTATTTTTCAATAAATCCAAGATAAGGGGTAAACACAGAGTAGTTTTTATCATTAAGAGTAATCTTAAGATTTACTTTCTGAGAATAATCTGTAATCAAAGGAACATAATTCTGCATAAACTCCTGAAGTGTAGCACCTTTATTACTCTTACAAGCAGCTTCTGAAACACCAAACTTAGTTAATATGTGACCTACTCTAAGGTTCATATTATTAAATTTCTTTTCAAAATCATCTCTTGCAGGGTCTGGCTGCCATTCAGTGTGTTTAAATGTATTACCTTCACTATCTTCAAAGTAAAAGTTCAACACATAATTACCATTTCCTTCTTTGGATTCTTCCCAAACAAACTTCTTAAGTGAGCAATTCATAAAGATACCTTTATTTGCTTCTACTCTTTGAGCATCTATAATATTAGATGTTCTTCCTTCAAAACTTACTTCTTGACTTACACTAAACATATGTATAATTTTTATTTGTTAAAAAGATTTAGAGTGAGGGTTCATAAATCTTTCAATACTCACCCTAATAAATTAATTAGAGATTGTCTGATATTGAGTGAGGTTGGTCAAGTTGAATTTGCTCAAATGGAATTTCAACTTCACTCGTTACTAATACTACATTTTGAACTTGAGTTCTTTTGAGTCTTAAGTTTAAGCTTTTCATAGCTGTCTTAACCCAAGTTGTTGTAATATTTACTCCAGCATCTGATGATAACTGGTTAGCTATTTCTTTATGGCGCAACCCTTGACTTACCAGTTCTTTAATTCTGGTATCTGTGATTTTAATTGTTTCTGACATTTTTATCCGATTATTGTTACTTCACCTTCTTCATTAATTTTAACATCTTTGGCATCTGTTACATCTACCATTTCTTCTACTGTATAAAGTCCTAATACTTTATCTGGAGCAATTCTGTTAGCACCTCTTGATAATGCTCTAGCGTACAACATAGAGTTAGGCATTTTAACCCAATTATCTTTAGTGTGCCATCCTGCTCTAACTGCTTCAGAATAATAGAAACTAGCTCTTTCTACAACATTTCCACGATAAAATTCAATAGTAGTAACTCTATCAAATGTTTCATTTCCTTTGTCATCTTTTCCTGTAGAAATCTTCTCAAAGTCTTGAATAGTTTTCATTTGAATACCATTAGCCCAGAGCAATGATGCTAAACCTTTTGAAGACAAAGACAATCTACCTTGTATGCTATAAACTTGATGAAAAGCTTGCATAGGCTTCATCCCAAGTTCTTTACCATACTGAGCAATAGTCCATGCTTGTTCAATAGTTTTAATGTTAGCTGGTAAAGCTTTTGATTCTATAAGAATCTGTAATTGTTCCATCTCATTTTGAGGAACCTGTTTTAATTCACTTGACATATATTAATTAACTTTAAATTTTGGCTGTTGAGAAATAAGTAATCTATCTTTATCACTTACATAAGTAGCTTGTATATAATCTGAAGGAAGCATCTCAGAAGCTTTTTTGAGTTCTTTGAAGTAACCACACTCACCTATAAAATTAAGACCTAATTCTACATCATCTACTCCAAAAGAATTTTTGAGTATAGAGCAAGCTCTAAAGCGGTTTTCACCAGAAGGTGATATAAACTGCTTTACATCATAATCTAAGTGATTTAATACTTCATATCTCCAAGGATTAAATAAAGCAAGTATTAAATCTGCATCTTCACTACTATTACCTGAGTCTTTAATATCCTCAAGAATAGGACTAAGATTAGTTTTAATTCTTCTTTGAGTATCACCCATAGCTCTGTTAAACTGACTTATTACTACTGGAATAAACCCATACCTATCTCTTAATATCTGATAATACTCTGACATCTTATCAATAGTTTCTTTTTTATTGAACCGTTGTTCACCTGATGTCAAACCAATATGGTCATGTATTATGATAGTGTATAGTTCTGGATTCTTTGGTTCATAATGTTTAGTATACTTATCTACTTCATGTTTAATAAATCTACTTTCTGCATAATGTTCAATGTGTTTTCTTACACCTGTTGGATTTTCTCTACCATCAACTATAATTAAATACTTTTCAAGCTCTTTGAAGTACAACTCACATTCAGCAAGCTCTTTAGAGTATTTAGTATATACATCTGATTTAACCCAACCTAATAACTCACTCACATCTACAAGGATACCATAATCTTTATATAGCTTTAGTGCTGTCCACTTTGCGTATTTATAAATCTTATTTCTCTCCATGCTTCGATAAATCCAATTTATTTCAAGTTTAGAATCTGGATTATTCTTCTTGTATTCTAAAAACCAATCAAACACATCTAATACATATATCTGGTCTACAAATGCAGTTTTACCTGTTCCCGTGCCTCCAGCTATTAATGTATAAATAGATTTTCTGATTCCGAATACAACAGAATTTAACTTAGGTAGATTTAATGGAATACTCTGAACTCCCTTTATAAGTCCATGTTGAGTATTATACCCAAATTCCATTTGTGCTTTAAACCTATCATAACTCATAGACTAACTCTCCCATTATTATTGAGATTATCATTGTTCTTATATTTATGATATTCTTCTTCCCAAGCTTCCCAATCTCTTTCTTTAATAAATCTACCAAGACCTTTTTTAATTAGTCCTTTGCTACTTAAATACTTGATAATTTCTTTTACTTTCTCATGTTGCTGTCTATCCTTCTTTATTATTTTTAAATACTCTTTACCAAATTCATCAGGGTCTACATTTCTTGCTGGGTGAGTGTCACCATTTACTTTTATAAAAGTTGGGTACACTTCCCAAATCTCCATAAAAGCATCATCACCTACATAAGTATAATCTGAAAATTTAGCTGTTAATATTATCTTCTCGTAATCATATTTTCTGTCTTCAGGATTAGGACTTGTTAAATCTAAAGTTTTATAATTAATTATAAAGCCTTTCTTCTCTAAGTCTTCTACCTCTTCAACAGTCCAATTACAATCAGGATTTTCAACATAATATTTATATAATAATCCTCTTGATGAGTAAGAAAGATTTCCTTTTTTGACTTCTAATTCACTCTCATGCAGTAGTCTAAGTAATAAGTATTGATTAGCACTTATCTTTTCTCTACATAAGAAATCAACTAGTTTTTCTGTATCTATCATTTTTCTATCTCCTTATAGGTCAGATACTTATCTGCCTAATTTTCACAGCCAAAAGGAGTAGAAGTTAATTAATTTTTAAGTGTTTTTCAACTTTTAAGCACTATATTTCTCTTATTAATTGTAATATGTGTTGTTTTTGTTGAGGTGTCATTAAAGATGATTCATCTATGTATGAAAATCTAAACCACCATCCAGTATCTATACCTAGTATACTACAGTCAATTTGAAAGCATATCAAATCAGTATCTGTCCAATTATAATCAACTTCCGTTATAATTTGATTTGATTGATTACTAACAGTTTCTAAAATATGTTGTAGTATTCCAAAGTCTCCTACACCCACATTAGATAAATCATTAAACTTAATCACATCTCCTACTTTATACTTTCTCATATAGATTTAATTAATTGTAATAGATTATTCTTTTGTTCTTTTGTTATGAGGTGTAGTTGAGAGTACTTGACATAATTAAACTTACCCGCATATATTTTTAGTATTGCTTTATCTGGATTCATTCCGAATATATAAGAAAAACTTACATCTGAAGGTGTAGAAAAGATAACTGAAGAATCCATATGAAAAATTCGTAGTAATCCAGGATAATACTTATTTTTATTAAGGTGTATTCCGTCTATAAATTTAGCTATATGGCTTAACTGAGCTTCATTATCAATAAGAATAAGTAGTTTATCTTCTTTACATTGTTTTAATGTCATTCTTTTCATATTTCTCTTATCATATTTAATAATTTATCTTTTTGTTCTTTGGTTATATTGATAACAGGTTGATAATGTTCTGCTAACAATCCGTCTAATTTTCCATTATCACATATATGTTCTAACATATAACAAGGCGTAGAATGTAGATGTCTAACTAAATTTACTATTTTATAAATCTTGTTTTTAGTCACAATATCAGCTACTAACTCATAGTCGTTTTCTCCTAAATTATTCCCAACAAATCTCACATAATCTCCAACTTTAAATTTCATATACTTTTAATTAAATCTAAAAGATGTTGTTTCTGTTCTTTTGTTACTGTTGATATTATGATAAATTCATCAGGCCACACACTTAACTCTAAACCATCTTTTATATCTGTAAGTATATACCAAGTAAACTTATTTTTTTTAATTTCTCTTATTTTGGTTACAGTTAAAATCTTTCCAGAATAAACACTACTTGTTGTAGTTCTTCCACCAGGAAGTATCTTAATAAAATCACCAACTTTAGGTTTTGGACTAATTTTATTCATTAGTAATCCTCCTCTGGTTCAATTATACTGTCTTCAGGTATATTAAACTCAAGACGTATTTTAGCTTCTTCTATTGTTGAAGTATCATAATCCCATTGAAATCTTTGTTTAAGTTCTGATTGTATTTCATTTAAAGGATGATTAAACATATAAGGATGTTCATCAAATAAAATAGATAGATGAACTTGACATTTTATAATAGTATTTAACTTACTCATATAATCTTTTGTTTAAGTGATTTTGAATACTTTCATATAAATTCTTTACAGTAGAATCAGTTTCTAATAAATCATCAAGAGTTTCTAATCCGCTCTTTATAGTAGCATGATTTCTATCATTAAAGAACCTACCTAAATCAGCTAAAGTAACTGGATAATAAGACTGTATAAACCTATAACACAACGCTCTTGCTAAAGTAATATTACGTTGATTAGAGCCTTTGATATTACTTCCTGTTAATAGTAAATCAATACTAATACCAGTATAAGTACTTACAACTCCTATAATCAAGTCTTTACCTTTAGATTGAGGAATTATATGTTTCTTAACTACTCCTAACTTATCTTCTAATGTAGCCAATCTATGTTTTACATCAATCAGTTCTTCTAATAAAGATAAGTAACCCCAATTAGGAGTTACTGTATCTTTATGATTTGTTCCTGGTTTAAGTGTATAATTTAATGATTCTTTACCATACTTAAGTATAAAGTTATCCTTACCTAATCTTTGAATTTCAGCAAGTAATTTCTTTTCTTCAGTCTTGGTTATTTGCCTCACTATCCAATAAGTTTAAGTCCATCTTGTTTCAGCATACTGAGTATGTTTTTACCTTCATCAGAGTTATTCAAGAATTGAGTTAATAATTGAGCTTTAACTCTTCTTGGAGATTTTTCAAGCTGTTTGATTTTCTCTTGTGATTCTTGAATAGTTTTATTGAGTTCTCTATAATTCTGTGTTTCTTCAGTAGGAAACTCTTTAAGTCCTTTGATTATAGTATCTATATTATGAACTGAAAAAACATACTGCTTGTTAGATATAAATGTAATCTGTGCTGATTTAACCCCAGTAATGTAATTCATACTTTCAGGAGTATAGTACTTCTTAGCTAAAGCTTGAAATTCTTTAGGAATACGAGATAATACTATTTTGTCTCTTAGTACATTTTGCTTATCATTAAACTCCTGCTTCCTTTCTTCAACTGCTTTCATATGAGTTTGACAATGCTGAATAGTACCTTCAAGTTTTTTAATCTCTTGGTCAATAAGAATATCTCCTAAATCATCTTTAGTTAAAGCAAGATTTAAACTTGCAGTTGATTTAATTTCAGGAAGAAGTGATGCATTTATAACTTCTTCTTTTGATGTTTTTGTTTTTTTAGTTGTCATGTTTTTAATTATTTATTATGATGAATACAGCAAAATTCTTCTTCAGTAACCAAACAGTATCTACTTTTTTCTACTGCTCCTATTGGTACTTGGTTGTTTTGATTTTCAAATCTTTGTACTCCTTTGTGTTTAAGACTGATGTTTTCTCTATCTAATAGTACAACATCAGCATTGTTAGTAGTTGTAAACTTCCACTTAGAACAAGTACAAATTCCGTAATTATTTGAATACTCAAGTTCAGCTTGATTATTTTTCCAATGTTTACAGGATATACATCCTTTTGGTGCTGCTTTAACTGCCATTATTTTATTTTAATAAATTTTGATAAAGTCCAGTTACTTCTTTTATTGTGTTGTATAATCTTGTATCTTCATCTAAGAAAGGAGCAAGTTTTTTGCTACTACGTTTAGTAATAGTTATAACTCCTGATTTTTTTCTATCTGTCATATTTCATTAATATTATTTATCCAATTCACATTAGGTATTCCTAATTGTGCTTTTTTTAATCTTGTTTCTTCTACAGTACCTTTAACATAAAAGTAAAATACTTTAGCAACTTTACCAGGTAATAATAACCTACCTATTTGTTGAATAGATTGTCTTGTTACTTGAGTAGATGAGAATATAATTCCATTATCTACTCCAGGAAAATCTATACCTTCATTTAATGCTGCTACTGAATTTAATACTTGAATGTTAGTACTTAGATATTGTTTAAGAATACTATCTCTTACTTTAGATGTAAACTTAGAATGATAAGAAAGTGAATTAGGGTATTGTTTAACTAAGTTATCAGCAAAATCTGTAGACTTACAGAATGTAAGAAACTTTTCATTTGGGTATTTTTTAAACAGTTCTAATGCAATCTTTTGTTTATTAGCTGCATTATATACTATATCATTTCTACCCATCATAGCTTTTCTCCATTGTACTGCTGTAGCTACAACTCTTTTAGGTTCCCAATCAAGTTGTTTAGCATATTCCTCAGCACCTTTAGTTGACATACACTTAAAAGCTAAATCAAAATTCCATTGAAACACAGTAAAACAAGAGTTATGTAATTTTGTTAATCTATCATATTCTGCTTTCTCAGCAGGAGTTAGTTCAACACTAAGATTATAGATTTTAAAATCTGCTATCCAACCATTCTGTACACATTCTTGTAAACTTACAGTATGAAATACAGGAGCATATTTTTGTATAATTTCATGCTTACCATCTTGTCTTTCTAATGTAGCAGTTACACAAAGTATTTTATTGTACTTAATACATGAGAATATCTTTGAGAAAGTGTCTGCACCTACCCTATGCACTTCATCCACTATAAGTAAATCACATTCATGATAAGACTTAATAGTGGTGTTAATTACCTGTACTTCTATGTTGAATTTACTTAACTGCTCAAACAGTATTCTTGCTTTAAATTGATTCTTCAAAGCTGTTGTTGGAACTACTATAATTACTTTAGCATCAGGATTAACTAGTACTCTTCTAATAGCTTTTATTATACAATGTCCTTTCCCGAATCTGGTGGCAGCAGCTAAAGTCCCCTTATATGTCTTACTCCATTCTTCTACAATTCTTTCTTGTCTTTCATCTCTTGTTTCATCCATTACCAATTACATCAATTATTCGTGATATTTTATTATCACAAATCATAAGAATATATTCATCTTCAGAGATTTTATCAGATACTTCTTGTAGTTCACCTTTCATCTTATCAATCATCTGTTTTAGTTCTTCTTGTTGTTCTGGAGAATCAGTAATTTTACCTAAAGCAAACATTAATTGTTTAATTTTAACTCGTGTTTGATTCATCTTCTCTTTACTATCTTTTATGAACTCTTGTTCTTCTTTAACCAGTTCATGAAGTTTTCTCCATTCATCAGGAGTGAAGTCTTCTATACCCATTATTTATTCCATTTATTTGTTATGTTACAATCTACATCAATTCTTACATCATATCCTGTTACTATATCACTAACATATTTCATTAGAAATATCTGTCTCTGTTTCCAATCTTCTATATGTTCTTTAGGAACTTCACATAGTATTTGGTCATGTACAGCTATAGTAATCTTTACAGGGTAATCAATTTTTTTAGTTTCTCTATATAAGTATATAAGAGCAAGTTTCAGGATATACGCTCCTGTCATCTGAATATGAGTATTACCGCTTTGTCTCTCAATAGAGGACATAGCACTAAAGTCATTTGGGTCAGGTCTATCAAAGTATCTAACTCCTCTAAAAGGCTTCATACAACGTATTTTGAAGTGTGTTGTACCATAACTTTTTAATAACCTGAATAGTTTCTTTAAATCAGGTAGAGAGTTTTCATAATCATTAATAATCTGTTTAGCTTCTGGAATACTAACATTAAATGATTCAGATACTTTTTTAGGTCCAGCCCCATATGCGTATGCATAATTTAAAGTTTTAACTCTATCACGCATAAGCTTATGTTGTTTACAAGAACACTTCTGATAATTTAGTTTATATACACAACCTTCTTCAATAGCATTAGTCCACTTAGCTTTATATACTCTCTCAGCTACATAGCTATGTAAATCCCAATTATTCTTAATTGGAGTTAACCAACCAGCCTCATTAGAAGCTATAGCCATAAGAATAGCTTCTTGAGAACCATAATCAGCATCTACAAATAGATTACCTTCTTCAGTTACAAAACAGTTTCTGTACCTGTTATCAGCAGGTAATTGAAGTATATTAGGTTCTTTTACAGCTATTCTTGCTGTATCTAAAATCTGCCAAATATCAAATCTTACTCTACCATCAGGGTCTAAGTTCTTTAAATAATCTAAACCAAACTTACTACATTGAGTTTGAATGTCTTTCCACTCAAGGTATTTCTTAACTATAGGTATAGTATTAAAACTTATAATCTTACCTTCAGCAACTGAATCAATATCAATTCCTAAAGTTCTAAATACTTGTTTAACCTGTAGTGGAGAAGACCAATGAATATTTACATCTCTTTTAGAAAACCCAAACATCTGTGCTTGTACATACTTATCAACAAACTTAGATAATCTACTCTCAGATTTAACTATAGCATCTAATTCATTCTCAATTATTATTAGTTTAGCTAAGTTTTCTTCATATACTTTCTTCCAGGCTTCCACATCTAGTTTCATTCCTTGTAGTTCCATAAGAGCATATACTTTGACTACTTCACATTCTATATCTAATATAATCTCAAGTTCTTCAGATTTGATAGCTATTTCTTGCCAATGTTTTATTACTTCAAGGTATTTAACATCATTAGCTGCATATACTATAACTCTTTGAGAATGCCCTTCATAGTTATTTTTACCTCTGATTGATTTATCTAACTCAATACCACAATACTTTTGTGTTAAAGCTCCTAATCCTAATTTTCTTCCTTGTAGTCCATTAGTTATAATACACTCAGCTAAGAATGTATCATATATTTTAGGTATTTCTATACCTATCTTATAGAATTGCTTAAAATCAAATTTAGCATTTTGAAGTAACCACACTTTAGAATCATCTTCAATTATTGATTTTAATAGTGGAATTAATTCTGGAGTATAATCTATTACAAATTGAGTATCATAATCTCCAAACTGTACTAAATCTAATTCTTCATTCTTAGTTTCAGTATCTAATTGAATATATTTTTTAGTCTTAATCCAATCAAGAAGTAAAGATATATCTGAAGTATATGTAATTTCTGGAGTATTCTGTATACCTAACTCTAATTGATTAGATATATAGTAAATCATTTCTCAAATACTATTGCTGAATTAGCATCATAATTACCATCAAACAATTCACCAAACATAGCTTTAAGAGCTTTGATTGTGTTTTCTTCACTATCATTAAGATGACATCTTTGTGGAATTTTAAGTAAATCTCCATCTTCATCTACTTGTGCAACAAGTTTTAAACAAGTAGATTTAATCTCTCCTGATTTATCCCATAAAAACACAATAGTAATATCTTCAACACCTAATGATTCTAAAGCTTCTCTGTTTAATTCTCCTTTTTCAGCTAATTCTTTAATCCTTGTAACTAATTCCTCTTTAGCTGATTCCATATCTCCTACTCCTTGTCTTTCATAAGATTGAATAGTGAATGCACCACCAACAGCATCAAGTTTTAGTTCTGTTGCTGCTTTTTTAATACCATTAATCAAGGCTTTCTTATCAGAATCTTCGGAATAGTTCATAGTTCCTTTAGAATTATAATCATCTTTAAAAGCCATTATTTGAAACTCTGGACCCTTATTAAGCATTGATAATCCTAGTTCTGTCATTTGAGCTAATAACTCAAAGTTTTTTTCTATATTTTCATTCATAAGTTTATATATTTCCATTTTTGATTTTCTACAGCTTCTCTAAACCAGTTTGGAGACTTTAATTGAATACATAAAGCTCTGAACTCTATCTTACTAAAATTACAAGCTGCTCTATCTTCAGCATACATCTTAATATGTAAATTTACACTACCTTTAGTTTTAAGTAAAGTATGTAAAATATTAGGGTGTTTTGTTTCAACTACTTTTCCATTACTATCATATTGAAAAAATGCTTCAATACCAGATACACCTCTATTGCTGTGTTTAATTACAGGTTCTCCTTGTTTGTGATAGTAAAAAGCACAGCCATCAAAATTAAATTTGTGCCTAACTGATAAATACCATTTAACATCTCTTTCAAAGTTACTGTTGTATTTTTTCATAATATTTTAAATTAAGGGGAGAGAACAAATCCCTCCCCTTGTTTGACTTTTACAGGACTCTAACCTACACCTTATACGTTCTCTTTAAACTATCAAGCCAAACTCTGTACAGCTCTTTTCTGTTTTAAATGTTCTTCAACATCTTCAACTTCTGGATGTCTACGCTCATATTCCATGATTAACTCACTATAAATATTAGCTAAATCCATTGATTTTCTATAATGGTCATCAGCTCTTTTTTTAACTGATGCCATTGCTTTTACTAAGTGTTCTTCAGTAAGATTTTCTACTGGAGTAACACCGTCTTTGGTTTTATAATGAAACCCTTTTGTGTTTTTTGTTGTCATACCCATAATTTAATAAACTGTAAAATAATATGTCCTAATAAATAACTCACTACAGCAAGTAAAAATATTACTTCTGCATAGGTTATATCTTCTGCGTATAATAATCTTCTTCTCTTGAATAACCAAGATATACCATAAATACTATACAAGACATAACTTAGACTTAATAAACCTAATAATAAATAACATATATATGTCATCTCATCTTGGCTTATTCTAAAATTGGTTACTTTGATAATGTATGCTACACTACCACAGATTAACCAAATAAATATTAACATGGTTATCATAAAAATAAAATTAATCCCTACTGAATTAACAGTAGGGATGATTTTTTTACTTATCCAGCAAATCTGCTTTTTCTTCAGCTAATGCAGCTTGAGCATCTTTCAATGCTGTAACTTCACTGCGAAGATTGATAAGTTTCTGAATTGAATCTTTAAGATTCTGTTCATTTTTTGCTGAATTAACCAAAGCTTCTCTTGCATTATTCAAAGCAGCTTCTTTATCCATAAGCTGTTCTTCAAGTGAATCTTTTGCTGATTCAAATGCACGGTTAATTCTTTTTACTACGAATGGCTTCTTAATAGCATCCATTCCTTTTTCGATAATTTGCTCTAACAAGCTTTGTTTTTTGTCTGACATAAACTTTAAATTTTAATTGTTTGTTTGAAATTTATTTTAATTTTTGTTTCTTCATTGAAATTAGATAAACATACTTGCTTATCTGTTGATTTTGTTGTTGATATACATTCTTGAGGTGTAATAAGATACTCTTTTATTCCAAGAGTTGAGTTTAATACATACTTTTGGAATTGTTCAAATGTTATTTCTGTATAACCTTTTTGAATTTCTGCTTTAGAAACTCCTCGTTTACTATAACCAGAATGTTGATTGTGCATATAATGATTAACAGAAATTTTTGCATCAAACTCTCTCCAATCATTACATACTTCTTGATTTTCTCTAGTTACTAATAAACACCACTTCTCAGGTAATATAAATTCATCTTCTTGAACTGGAATTTCATGTGGTAAAGCTTTTTTAATACCAATATTAGAAAGACATAAATCTAAATCGTAATTACCACCCCTGGAATTTTTAAAGTAACACTTCTGTTTATTTATATATATAGCAAGTTCTATATTATCTCTTGTATTAGCTTTAGCCCATACCCAATCTCCAACTTTAGGAATCCATTCTTCTTCAACTTTCTCAGGTAAAGATATTATTTCAGCCCATTTATTTAAAAATGAATCATAGATACCTGTACTATTTATTTTACATTCTATTCTAGTACCAGATATTTTAAATTCTCCACTTGATGTATCAGTACTTCTACTACTTCTTGATGTAGGAATATACTTAGTTCCTTTTGGATATTTAACTCTAGCTTCCTCCAATAACTCTTCCATACTTGGTTCTTTTCTTTCTGGTTCTTTTTTACTCATAAAATCAGGTTTATGATTGAATTTGTTACAGAACTCTTGAAATGAATAGATTTTAGAATTTTGTTTAGAATAAAACTCTTTTCTTCCTTTAAGTACTGTTTTTAAATTTAAACAAGAATTTTGTTTATTAACAGACCAATCTACACTTGTTTGACCACAATGATTTAGATGTTTAAGAGTTTCTAATGCAAAATCCCATTCTTCTTGAGTTGTACAATGAACTACTTCATAAGAATATTTTGGTTCTTGTTTCTCTGAGTTAACGGTTATACCATATTTTTCTAATGTTACTCTAGGATTACCACAATCATTTGATAGATTTTGATATTCTTTTAAGCTATGATAAATAATCAAATACTTATGTTTAAAAGAGTATGAGTTATGTCCACTAGAGGCTCTATAACCTAGATTATTAAAGTATTTCTCACAAGCCAATAATTCTTCTGCTGAATTTAAAACTATTGTTTCATAAAGAGTTTCTTTTACAGGTTGTTTAGCTAACAAAGCTCTAACATCAAATGGTTCACCTAATCTGTCATATTCAGCTATTTCTTCTGGTGTAGCGTATCTCCATTTATCATTTGTGTTATCAAAACTAACACAACTTGCTGCACTATCTCTAAAACCTAGATTATTTAGTTCTGCTATTAAGTATTCTTTATTATGTAATTGTTTATAGCAAAAATTATCTTTTATCTCACGTAAACCTGCTCTTCCACTAATAATAACAATATAGTCACCTTTATAAAACTTATCTTTCATAACTGTCTTTAATTCAAATGTCTTTAATTCAAATGTAACATCATCATATAAATCTAATTGGTCTTGAGGTATGAACTTATCTTGTTTGATACAAACATTTAGATGCTTCTTTTCTTGTGGTGTTGTATTATTCCACACATAGTTAGGATAATTAGTTAATACATAGTTAGGATAATTAGTTAATACATTAGCCTGTGAAGAATAATATTTATCTTCAATTCTTAAAAAACATTTAAAAGTAGCGTAATTATTTGAACTATTATACTTAGAAAACTTATGTATAATGTTAAATTTTCCAGTAGTTACTTTATAAATCTCACCTTCAACTAAATCATCAATAGTTAATTGTTTAGGTTTAGTTTCTTTAACTTCAACTAAACTTTTTGCAAATTCTTCTGCTTCAGATTTAGTAGCGAACCATCTAATTTTACCTGCTTCTTCCCATTTAAGGTTATTTTCATCACCTTCTTTGTAACTAATAGCTCCCTTAGTAAATCTGGAATAATCAATATCAACTATTTCTTGATATTCTCCTCTATTATATTTATTACCTCCTACTTTATCTTCAAGGAATACAACATAACTACCAACACTCCATTTTTCAATAGTAGGATTAAATCCTTCTGGCATTAATTCCCACAATATACCAGTATTCTCTTCAATACTATTAAAAGAAAATTCAGGGTTACTATCTAAATATACGGTAGTTTCATACACTTTAATAATTTTATTATAACTACCCTTAGCATGAAAGCAGTCATAACTAGCATCATTTAACCATTTTACATATCTACCAATTAAACTTGTACATTGTTTATCTGAGTGTCCTTCTGGTAAATATTGCTGGATTTCTGATAAATCTGTTTCAACCCAATTTCTTTCTTTAATACGCCAGTTATCATTCGGTAAAAATTTATGAATCTTATCATAAATTTTTTCATCTGATTCAAACCAATTGTTTTTAATAGCTTTATTATATTTTATATATAATGTAGGACTACTAATATCTTTATACCACTTACCTTTTTCAAATTTAGTTTCCATAATATTCAGAGTTTAAATATTCATTTAGTTCTTTATCTAATCTTTTGTGATAAGGTTCTTTCCAATATTTTATTAATTGATTATCTATTAGTATCCCAAGTCCTGTAAATATTAAGTAATTTATAATACTTGTTAGAACTAGGTATTGTGGTGTATTAAATACTGTAGTTAAAAATACAGATAGTGTAACGTAACAAATTCCAGCAATTGTAGCTAATATAATAGATAGTACATACAGCAAGTTTCTAGTTTCTTTTTCTTCTTTTGTTAATTCAAAATTCATAATGTTTTTGTTTAATTGTTTAATTAATTGTGGCTAAGAGAGAACTCGAATCTCTGACCTTCAAATACTTAGAGAGTGGATACTCTTGAATTTGATACTCTACCATCTGAGCTACTTAGCCAACCATGAAACTAAATTACATATTCCCTTGTTGTGTTTCTATAACCAATACTGGTTCAACTTCTTTCTTAACATCAGCAGGTGCAGTACCCATTGAAGGAGTAGCTTCACCAAACTGTGATAAATTAAGTTTACCACCAACATTTACAGGAATAGCAGCAATACGTTGAATACGTAAGTCTTTTCCTTGTTTGGTGTCTACATAATCTACATAAACAGTTACTGATTCACCTTTGACAGGAATGTTATCAAAGCTACCTTGTGAGTTAGCCCAAATGTTACCTGATAATGTTGGTACATCTGTAATAGATAATGAAGTATTACCTTCAGTATCTACAGAACAAGAATCCAACATTTGTTGAACTGTTTCTGCTTGTGAACTTGCAATAGCATCTACACCTACAATGTATTTACCTTCATAATTTACTACACTACGTACTTTTACATTGTACTTTCCTGGACTGTCTATTACAACCAGTCCTTTAAAATAATTAACATTTAATGTTTTTGACATCTTTTTATTTGTTAAATAAGAATAATATGCTCACTATCGTAGGCATTAACACGCTGATATAATCAGATTATTTCTTACTTCTCCCTTCATGTATAGCTTCTACAACATACACAGGATTATTCATATAATGATAACCACAATGAACTAATCTCTTAGTTTCATTATCTTCAAAATCTAAATCATATAAACTTACACCTGTCATAGCACAGAATACATATATTGCAAGTCCTCTACAATCTAATTGATTCTTTGGTGAGTATGGTACAGATTTATTTTCAATGATTCCTTCTACTTCCAACTGAACACTTTCAGTATGGTTCTTTCTTTCTAAAAATCTAACTAACATTTCTTTTTAATTTAAACTCAAGTAACCTGACCTTAATGTTGAAAAACTATAAATCAAGCCCCAAACTATCTTTTTATAATTAATTTTTAAGTTTAATAGGCTGCTAACCTTGAGTTATAAGTTTAACTTAATTAATTGTTGTTGAATATGATTCTATTTTTGCTTTGAGATTATTAATCTCTTTTTGAAGTCTTAAAGCTTTCTCTTCATCTCCACGTTTACTTACTCTTTCAAAAGCAGCTTGTTTAACTTCTAAAGCTAATAATCTTCTTTGGTGAGGATTCATCTTTTCTGGATAAACCTTCAACTCTTTTTCACTAATCACAAGATTACCTTTACGATTAATTCTGTGTACTTGGAATTTTGCTGTTTTCATTATTGATTGATTAAATTTTAGTTACTTTTATACCCAATTAATGATGAAAGAATAGCCATCGTTTATATATTGAATGAAGTAATATTTCTCTTCTGATTCAAATTCTTTTTGTGTGTTAAAAATCATTTCTCCAGTTACACTAAGAAGCTCTACATCCATACCCAAATTCTTTGCTTTGTCTTCAATAAGCTGTTCAAATTCAGTGTAAAGTTCTTCAGAATCATTGGTAAATCGAGATTTATAAATCCTTTCAAATAATTCTTTTGTATATGTTTCTAGCTCTGTAAATTTCGTTAATTGATTCATATAAATGTTAAATTGATTTAAAAATAAACTCCTGGTGTTATTATATACAATCTCAGTAAGTTATAGTCTGTTTAGCTGAGAGACTAATATATGAAAAATTTAAACAAACCATTAAGACTGTTTAAAACACGTAATTGTATATACAGGAGTAATAAGTTATTTGTTTTGAAAATTATAAATACATCTATCCGTACCAATAGCAATTTCAATTACTTTATAACCTTCTAAGTCTTTTCTTTTACTTATAGAGCAAACTTCCATATCTGATTTTACACATATAATATCAGTGGTCTGCTCAGAATAATCAGGAAGTCTATCACTTTCTTCAATTTTACACTCTCCAATCATGTCAGAGACTGCTTTTAGTACATCAGGATAGAGATTAATAGAATAATCAGTTGCTGTATTTGGTGAATAGATTATTTGAAATTCTAGTTGATAAAACTCTTTTAACCTCATAAATTTAGTAGGTTGGTCTTGTTCTTTTCTAAAAGACTTGCCATGCTGAAATATAACTATAGGAGGTTTTTGTTTTATTTCTCTGTAACTAGATAAAACATATTTAGCATACTCAAAAGAACCCATAGTTGTCTCTGGTCTCAGTGCAACATCATCAAGCATATAAATATCTTCTTGAGTGTATCCTTTATTTATCAATTCAATTGGTGTAAGTAAAGGAGCCTCTACTTGAATCATTGTAAATGCTGCATTCTGTTTTCTTAGTGAATTAATTATCTCTGAAGAGAAATAATCTTCAAATATTCTACGTAACTTAATTTCTTCTTGTGTCCAAAATATAAGTCCATTTTTGTTGTATAAATTTTCCATAAATTAAGATTAAAGTAATGGAGTAAATCAAACTCCATTACTCTGTTGTTGATTAATATGCTACTCTAAATATCATACATGAACCAGTAAATTGAGCAGTATATACTTGATATTTATTCTCAAGATACTTTTTTACTGATTGATATGTTGACCAAAGAGTGCATTTAAAGGAAATAATTCGTTGACGTTTCATGGTTATATTAATTAAGTTTTTAAATTTTTACTTTTTATTTGTTGTTCTTCGTCTGCTAAATTGTACTTAGCTAATAATCTCTGTGCTGTTCTTTCACAACATCCTAATGTCATTGCAAGTTCTCTTCTACTTTCTGAAGAATGAACTGCTACAAGAACTCTTGTGTATTCATCTTTAATGATAGTTAATATTGTGTTATTGATAACTTTCATCTCAGATAGTTTCATAGCACAAAACTCCTCTGTGAGAATATTATAACCATAGATTATATTATTCTCAACAGAAGATGCTTTCATGATTATCTTATCGTTGTAGTAAAGTTTACTCATTTGATTACTTCATAATAGTCATAAATAAGTTTAGCAAAGAATAATATCTCTATTAATATAGCTATACATATACTAATTATATAAAGTGTCTTTTGAGTTGTTGTTTTAAATAGGTCTTTATAATCACTATACGTAATCTTAGCTCCTACAATTGTTAATACTGCACATATAGTATAGATTAACAATATTATTAATGGATATTTCATCTTGTATTTATTTAATTACTCAACTCTCCAGATTCTTAATCCTATGTCTTCTCTTTTAGTTCTTATTTTCCAGTTCAACTTATTTAATTTAATAAACTGTCTCATAGAAGCTTCAGAAGACCTTCCTTTTCTGTAATCAGCAATATAAAAACTGTCACCAACTTCCATATCTTTATATGGATATTTTACTGTTGCTCCTAACCTTCCTTTAGGTATCGGAATACCTTTTTCTATTTTAATTTCTGTCATATCTGTTTTACTTTATATTTGTTATCTTGTACTTATTACCTACCCACTCTCCAGTTATTTCCCACGTGGTTGTGGTGAGAGATTGGATGTACTCAATTTGATTTAATGATTTTCTATTACTATGTTCAAAAGTTCTACCTGCTTCAAATGCAATAGCAATATCTGCTAAAGTAAATTTTTTATCAGATAGAAGTTCTTGTGCTTTTTGGAAGCCTATTTCAACACCAATAACAAAAGACATTTCATGTATTATTTTATGGTTGAATTTATGTTCATCTCTTGCAAACTTTACAGTATCAAAATGCCCTATTTTTTTACACCATTCTTCTGATATGGCTGAAAAATCAAGTTGATGTTGTTGGGCTATGACTTTTTGTGTAGGATAGCTATAAGAAGTATCAATAGCTGTTTTAACTTTACCATCCCACAATATCAAATCTTTTTCTCCAATCTTATCCCCAGATGTTACGATAAACCCCTGTTGGGTCTTGTGTAGTTGTGTGTTCATGCTGTTAGTTTAAATAATAAAAGTACCAGATAGACCATAATAAGGCTACTATAAATACTGCTAAATTTACAACTATTGAAGAAAATTCATTATATACTGCATTATGTATGAATTTAAAGTAAGTTATTAATTTAATAGTACAATAAATTGTAAATGCTAAATATAGCATCCATAAAAATGTTATCATATTGTTTTGTTTTAAGTTTTTTTAAAATTATAACTGTGATATATAACACCACACATTACTTTTCTTACAAAAATTAAAGATTTAATTTCTTTTTTAGTCAGCTTTGTATTATCATTTTCTAAATCTTTATTAGTAAGTTTAATTATATTAGCTTTCTCTTGCTTCTTTTGTTTTCTTGGTATTCTATAATACATATATAGTATAGTTTAAATTGTTTAAATATTATCTACTTACCAAGTAGATTGCACAATAAGAGTGTCTTGGCTCTGTTTCTCTTTACTCAAAATAGATTACTCTATCTGAGGCTAAATACGGTTAATGCCGATTATAGCTACCTCCATTATTGTTACTTAGGTTGTATCAACTATAAGTTCAGAAATACTTATATACCAAGTTACTCTACTCGATTGATTTTCACAATAACTTCATACCTCCTACCATATGTGTTAACTCACACCCTACCTTTAATAGTTATTGGTATAGAATATTATCTAATGTTTTGTAATAGCTGTGTCTTTTCACATTAACAACTTTTAATGACCTCTCTAAATACGGTATTTGTCACTATCACAAAACAATTAGACATGAGAATGATATTTGTGTTGTAGCAACTTCTCAGCCCCGTTCTTTTTCAAGTAGGCCTTCCCTCTCTGCTATGGGATAATTTCTCTTTCTCAAGGAGAAACAACACAATTTGTAGTAATAAACCAATAGACTTACACGCCTATGTCAGGGCTTTCATTATTGTTTAAATTAAACCTTTTTACAGGTTAGCCCCCACTCAGTCTTGCGCTGACAACAATTTTTTACTACAACTTTTTATGTGAATTACTCCCTAGCATGATAAGCTAAGCACGGGTTTTTAATCCACATTAGGTAAAATATCGAAAACCTATTTCTTAAAAACAATCATCTGTACTCTTCCAATGGAGTAATATTAATATAATAAGTAGGATACTTATCCTTTGTAGGTACTTACTTTAATACAAATACATTAAACATAACACTTTGGATTGTGTTGATACTATAATTCAGATTAGTAGAACTCACTGAATCACTGCCA